CCTTCATTCCATAAAAAATAATATATGTAAGGATCGTTAGCATCTAGAGTAGCTTTTAAATAACGTGTAAAAATATTTCGTTGTTTATAGTCACCAAAATTAGTAGGTAATATTTTATTGCCTTCTATCTTAATAGGATTATCGTCTGGTAATGCTTGATATTCTTCCCATGCCTTGTATATAGGCTTCCAATTAATAGTGTAACTACAATCTTTCCAATCAAACCCGGGTGCCATCCACGTGCCTTCTTTTGCATAATCTCGTGCTAGTGCAAATCCTCGACATATTTCAGGATGCAAATTTTTGAATCCTTCTATGTCTAAGTAAGGATCTAAGTTAATATACGGTTTTCCGCCAATTCCTCTTATCATATAACTACTTATGCGGTAAGTAGTAGTATGAATACTAAGTTTGAGTATTATTTTAACGACATACCCGGAACTGGACTCTGTAGAAACAATTTAATTTATACAAGTCTTGTTGATTCTAATTTGACTACATTTGTACAATGGTATTATAATGACGGAGAATACCATAAAGGACAAAATCAAGTAGTTGATCCTAGTCTAATGCAAGAAAAATTTGATAGAGAAGTAAAATACTTAACTCTAATGACTGAAAATTTTCCCGAGCTTGTTCCTAAAATAAAAGAGATTGATACTACAAACCGTAAAATTTATTTAGAAATTGACGGAAAAGATTTTTGGAATCGTGCAGGTTGCTTAACAGAAAATTATGATAATGTGTTACCGGACTGGCAAGATCAAATGATCGAAATAATTAATGCACATAAAAGTTTAGGCCTTCACAAATATTCAATGCATCCTTCAAGTTATTTTGTAATAGATGGAAAACTAAAAAGTATTAATTACTTTTTTACATACCATAACACCGAACCTAACTTTAGTATTGCAGATGTAGAAAGTCACATATACAGTACACGTCAAGATAAAATGCGAGAGCATTTAGAAACTTTAGGTATTGAGTGGAATACTCCGCAGACATTCGAAACTATGGATAAATTATGCTGGAATAGTTTTAGAAATAATTATCCTATAGAGTTTATAGAAAGAGTTTTACAAAAAATATGAATTTATACTTAAATCCAAAATGGCAGAGAATTGGAATTAGTCTTAGTGGAGGAGCAGATAGTGCTTTATTAGCATACCTTATCTTAAAACAAACTAATGCCGAAATATTTTTTACTACACAAATACGTATGTGGAAGTCGAGACCTTGGCAAGGATATATTGCAAGACAAGTAGTACGTTGGTTTAAATTTAATTTTCCGCACACAATACATCACATTGAAGGATTTATTCCTCCAGAAATGGAAGAACCGCATACTACAAATATAAAAGACGAATACGGTAAAATTAAACCTGGTAATAGAATTATACTTAGGGCGCATAATGAATATATTGCACACGAACACAAATTAGATGCTTGGTTTGCAGGAGTAAATAAAAATCCAGACATAGAAATACCCGGAGCATTATCTGAAAGAGACGAAGGTACGTTACCTGTACATATGGAACATATGGGAGTTGACATTTATCATCCTTTCGTGTATACTAGTAAAGACTGGATTATAAAACAGTACTATGAAAATAAAATAGAAGATTTATTAAATTTAACTCGAAGTTGCGAAGGCGAGTTTGAAGGATTAGATTATACTACATGGACTCCGGGTAAAAATGTACCCACTTGCGGAGAATGTTTTTGGTGTAAAGAAAGAGAATGGGCTATTAACAAATGTCAAGATTAATTACCTTCGGTTGTTCTTACACTTGGGGAGCCGGGTTACCTGGAGATGGTCTTTTTCCAAGCAAATTATCATGGCCAGTTTTAGTAGCTGAAGAATTAAACTTAGAGTTAATAAACAAAGGAGAACCTTCTGCTAGTAACACAGAAATATTATATGAGATTTTAACATTTGATTATAAACCAACAGATATTATTGTAATTATGTGGACACATACACATAGAGATTTAATTTTTAGTAAATGGGGTGCTAGATTTAAGTCATTAAGAAAAAGATTTAATGCTTCAAAAAAAGATAAATCTTGGCAAAAAATGATGAACAAAACAGATTATAATACAAAAAGTTGGTTGTGTATTCATCATGCAGATCTTTTTTTAAGATCAAAAAATTTAAAATATTTACACTATCCATTTTCTATACACGAGTTGTCTAAATGCACAATTAAAGGATTAGAAATTTCAAATTTTTGCAAAGATGGTATGGTTTTGTTAGACAAAGGGACAGATAATTTACATCCTGGTATACGATCTCATAAAGCTACTAGTAAGAATATAGTTAAGGTATTAAATGAAAAATAAATCGTGTACATTTTGTATGCACCCGTTTACAGGGCTTGCTACACGAGAAGACGGAGCAATTAAGGTTTGTTGCCGTAGTGCTCCTATTGGATTTATACAAAATGAAACTCTAGAAGAAGCATGGAACAACGATACCATGCGAGAAGTACGCAGGCAAGTATTAAATAACGAGCGTCCAGAAGTTTGTAAGCCGTGCTTTGACCTAGAAGATCAGGGCGTACAGAGCTTACGACAGCGTCATATAGCAGGGGTTATACCAGAAGCACGTATAAACTTGTATCCAGATGCACTAGACGCACTAGACGACAATTATACAATGCCATTTGAGCTTCCTACTATGGAAATTAAGCTCAATAATCTCTGTAACCTCAAATGTCGTATGTGCAATCCTTTAGATAGTACACAATGGAAAGACTGGAGTGAGGTAAAACCTTTTTACGAAAAAGAGAATAATATTCTTATTCCAATTATAGACAAACTTACAGACACACCTGGAAAATATATTGGACCGTTTGACAACAGTGAAAACTGGTGGGCATCCTTTACTAAACTATTGCCGCACTTCCGCAGAGTAGAATTTGCGGGTGGGGAACCTTTGATGGATCCTTATCATTACAAGATACTTGACATGTTAGCACCTTACGGCGAAAACATAGAACTAAAGTATGCTACAAACGGTACTACGCTAGGTATAAAAGGGGGACGCACTATACACGATTATTGGCCTAAGTTTAAATCAATCGCTGTAAACGTAAGTATAGACGGTATACACGATGTCTACGAGTACATTAGAGGCAATGGTAAGTTTAGCGAAATAGAAGAAAACATCAAAGTGTTTAAGTCATTTCCTAATGTAAGTCGTGTAGTAGGTGCGTTTACTGTACAAGCAAACAATATTATGCAGATTGACAAAGTAATAGAATACTTTTTAGAAGAAATGGGTATTGTTTTTTACTCGCATCGTGTAAACTATCCCATGGCACTATCTGCTCAAGTTATTCCAAACTTTTTAAAAACAATTGTAATTAATAATCTTGAACAAATGAAACACAAAGTATTAGGCTATAGTTTAGTTAAAGAGTATGATATAATAAAGCAAGTTACACTACAACAAATACAAGATAATATAAATTTCTTAGAAGCAAAAGACATGCATCCTACCCATTGGCAAGATTGTGTAAATTTTAATCGTGCGCTAGATAAAACACGTAATCAAGATTTTCTTACTGTAAACCCGGAGTTTGCTCCGTATGTATAGAATAGAAAGTAGATGGGGTCATCAAGATAGTATACATGTTGAATGGAATATTGGTAAACGCTGTAACCTAGACTGTGCGTATTGTCCTGCTGAAATACACGACAATTTTTCACCACACACTGACTTAGATGTTATGGTTAACACAATATACGAATTAGAAAAAATAAACAAACCTATACGTTTAAGTTTAACTGGCGGTGAACCTACTGTGCATCCTAAAATTAATGATATATTAGAATGTGCTAGTGCTAGACTACAATGGCTAAGTGTTACAACTAATGCATTACGTTCCCCCGAATGGTATATTAAACAGCCTGTGGACCAATGGGTGTTTAGTTTACATTTTGACAATGAACATTCTATAAGAGCAACAGAAAATGTTGTTAGATATACACAGTTGCTTGATATGGAGAGTAAGGATACTAAATTTCAAGTAAACTTAATGTGTCATCATGAATATATGGAAGATGTAAAGGCTGCTGCTATTTTGTTAGATTCTCATCATGTTCCGTATGTAACTAGACGTATACGCTGGACTAAAGCAGATGACAGAGATTACTTTGACGATATGCGTTATAAAGAAAAAGACCTAGAATGGATACTTAGTAAAACTTCAACTGTTAAAGCAAATTGTGTTATCGACGGGGAACACAAAGTACATGCTAATGATATTATTAAGTACAAATGGAATCAATTTGAAAATTGGACTTGTAATGCAGGGCTAGAAAGTCTAATGATTAACTGGGACGGTGAAGTACATCGTGCTACATGTAGAGTAGGTGGGAGCTTAGGCAATATTTACGACGGTAGTTTTGAAATACCAAAAGAACCAATTGTTTGTACACGTAAATGGTGTACCTGTGCAGCAGACATTCCGTTGACTAAAGTAAACGTTGTTTCCTAGCATTTGTTTCTGGTTGACAATCACACACTCCTTGTTTCCTGCAAATAGTAGGTATTATTGTTGGAGCAAACTTGTTAATAAAATCTTCATCATAAATGTTATAGCATGTATCTAAATTATAAATTGGTTGTCCACAGCCTCCTCTAATATCACCAGTTTTATCAATAAAGAAAGTATCTATTCCAATATTACATTCCCAACCTGTAAAAATATTTTTATTGTTTAGCGATAGCCAGTTACGTGGAACTTCTTGTTCTGTTTTATCAGAAAAAATTACTGTAGGATTATTTCTAGGTAACTTCTCAGCACCGAGCCAATATTCTTTGTTAGGCCAACGCTTTAAAGAATTGCTAAGATAGTCTTTTTGTTCTTGTGTATATTTTTGTTTATCATTGTGTACTTCAAGTGCAGTAATTGGCCATTCATATTTGCTTTTCTTAAGTGCTTCAACTATAGAAACGCATTTGTCCCAAACAGTTGGATCCATTAATACCATTCCATTCACAGTTTTATTTTTAGTGTATAAAATATCACCAACTTCTGCAATGTGTGCAGGATCAACTCTTTCGTGATGACAACTTAACATAGTATGGTCAACATAATCGCCATACTCGTTCCACCATCGTATAGTTCTACTTCCATTAGAACTCATACTAATAACACACTTATGTTCTTCGCTAAAATATTTTACAAAAGTGCCAAACTCTCTCCATAATGTAGGTTCACCGCCGATTATATGTAGATGTATTTCACGTTTATTTCCATTACTTTTATAATAATCAATAATATGACTAAGATTATCTTTTATTCTTTCAAACTTAGGCCATGGTGTATCACCTTCGTGATATCCTGGAAAACAATACCAGCAATTATAGTTACAAATATTACTTAAAAATAATTCTATCCTTAAAATATCTTTAGGTATATTTGATTCTATTCTAATTATGTCTTTCATAGCAAATGCTCTAACTCTGGAAAAATACTTGAAGCTGATAAACCTCGTATATTGTCTAGTTTGTTTACATATTCTTTAAAACCTGATAACAACCGGCTGTTGTCATATTTGTGCATATAATTTAAAATGCCTTCCCACTGATTCCAACCTTTTGGATTTTTAACCCAAAAATCATCATCTTGAGTATAATTGTCCCACAACCATTGTTTTAGTTCATCAAATTTTTGTTGTACTTCTTGTTTATCCTTTTCTGGAAGTATTGAAATATTAAGAAATGTTGGAATATGTACTAGGTGTGCATTAACTAGTCCGCCGCCCATTACGTGTCCGTCAATAGTTCCTATATTCATTTTTTTAAAATTACTGTTTACTTTCCATTTTATAAAATCAGGTATATGTTTTATATTAAAAATTTGTATAGCTGTTGCTATGCTAACATGAATATTATCAGGCGTATTATCAAGTAAGTGCAGTGTGCGTTCTACATCTTTAAAACTTGTTGGATATCTTATATACTCGTCTCTTTCAAAACAAGCATCTATACTTACAGCAAATTTTACCTTTTTGAATTTACTCCAAATATTAATTAATTCTTCATCAACAAGTATACCATTTGAGTTATATCGAAGTAATATGTTTTGCGCATAGCCTTGACGTATGATTTCTTCTAAAAAAGTTTTATGTTCTTTAATCATTAACGGTTCGCCGCCTGCAAAGTACACTTGCTTTAGATTAGGTATTTGTTCATACAACTCGTCCCAAAATTTTCCTTCTTCATACCATTTGTTGTTAAACCCCTTTTTGTCCCAAGTCATTTGATTTTTAACTTCGGGGTCTTGGAGCACTGGTATAAGTTTTTTCCAATCACCTACCCATTTGCTACTATCATGAGGTGAACACATTACACACTTAATATTACAAGTATGTCCTAAGCGTAAATCTAAATATTGTAAACGACTAGGAACAGTACCATCTTCTTCTGTTTGTTGTATTAATTCTTCAACATCTAAACCTTCATCTTGTATCCAAAAGCCTGTTTCCCAAATACGTTTACTTACAATTCCTTGATCTTCTTCTTTAAAACATCCTGTACAACTTGCTGGTATATTACCTTCTAGCATAGTTTTACGAACACTACACATATACTTGTTATTAAATGCTTCTAACGGAGCAGTGTGTGCAAAGTTAGCAGGTTCTCCGTCCTCATTTTTAACCAATCCAATTTTATGATCAAAACCTGCTCCACTAGCATTTGATGTACAACACAATCTCATATCGCCGTTAGGGCGAGTGGCTAAATGTATCCACGGCAAAATACAAAATGTTGGTGAGCCTGTTATATCTTCAAGCTGTTTTTTATATTTTTCTATTGCCATTAGCTGCTTCTTTTTCCAATTATCATGTATCTATTATACAAAGGCAAAGATAATGTATCTTTGTATATAGGATTTATTTTACTCATTCTTACAAAATCATCAATATCAAACGCACATCTAATGTGTTCTTCAATATCAGTAAAATTATTACTTTGTAATACAATCAACGAATCTGCTGGTACTAAATCTAACCATGCTTCATACTGTTCTTGCGTTAAATGTTCGCAACTTGTATTAATAATAATATCCGCACCATAGTAATATTTAGACATGTCAGCAGTAATAGCTTGAAACTTACCATCAATGTGATATCTTTTGTTTATAGTATTTGCAACTTCTTCACATTCAGGGTCTATATCAATACTACTGATTGTAGTGATAGGAATGTTACTATTAAAAAGTAAACTAGCAAGTACACCATTCCAACCTGCACATATTTCAATAGAATTATCATCAAGTTCTATATGTTCTTGTAATTTTTCTATAAGCCATATTTTTGAATTTATTTGACCTTTCCAAAAACTTTCTAAGGTACGGTATCTGTCTTCGCTGTTTCGAATTGCGTCCATCCAAAATAATATGTCCTGTATGTCAACTTTCATTTTTTACCTTTGGCAATTTTGAATCTGCACTACTAACACATGTTGGAGTAATACATTTACGCGGTTCTTTAAATATTTCAAATCCTTCACTAAGTGTTCCAATTGGCTCATCATGGCAACTATAGCTACGTTTAACTTCATTTTCACGTATTACAATACCTTGATAGCCTGCATTACAAGTCCATCCTTGAAACTTATTAAATCCAAACGCATTAAATCTTTCTGCTTGATCTATATAATATGTATTTCCTTTACTGTCTAAGAGTTCAACTTGTAACAAAGGAATTAACTTTTTGTATCTATCTGGGATTTGTTGTGGGAATCCTGTTTGCATTCTTCCAATTTGTTCAGTTGTGTATCCAGATACAACATAGGATGCAGTAGGATCGGACTGGGGTTTAAGTGTGACATTGATACCTCTATCGGCAAACCGCTCACAGCGTTCGTATAATTCGTCAAACATTTCTGGAACCATAACTTGATTGATTGTGACAAACGTTTCATCGTTCATTAACTGGAGGCACTTGTCTCCAAACTCCTGTTCTTTTGCAAACTCTGCGTGGTAACTTGCTGTTATACTCCTACGCTCTAGAGTTTTAGTATTGTCTAACCATCTACTCCACCATTTGCTTCCTGGCGAAAGATTTGTAGTCATGTGTATACTCTGATACCCGGGTGCTGTATCACTACAGTAATGATCTATGATCTCCCCAAAGTATTTATAGGCTGTTGGTTCACCACCGCTAAAACTGAAGTGGAAATCTGTAAAACCATTTGCACGAGCCTGTGCTTTGATGCTGTCAAGGGTGTTTAAGTAAATTTTTAAATCTTGGTGGTCTGGGGTACTAGATCTAGCGTATGGCCAGCAATATGAGCAGTTATAATTACAAAATCTAGCCAGAATCCACGAAACTGTAAAAAGATGGCTCTTTAGGAGGGTTTTCTGCCCAAACTCTGTAATATTATCCCACGGTATGTCTTGAAAATTATTGTTCATTTTCTTTGATCGTATACACTTTTTGAACACGACTTAACACAAGTCATGCACTTATCTTTTCCTTGCCAGTACTCTGGTAATAACTTAAATAATATTTTATCAGTATGCAAAACACCGTCTTGACAATTTGGTAAACCAACTCGTTGTATTATTTCCTTTGTATTGTCTACTGCTAAATTACGCAAAGTATGTATTGGTAATTTTTCTTCAATATGGTTTTCTAGATAATCACTTCCTAACCAACAACACGGAAAAATATTTCCGTAAGGATCTATATAAACACTTTGGTCTGTCTGACATAACGGGTTAATTGTTGCATTAGATAAAACGTTTTCTCTAATATTTTTATCAACTAGTTTATCTAACTCTAAATTAGGAGTTTTTTTAAATTTTGAACGCTGTGCAGGTTCTAAATAATATATTACTTCACCATTATCGTTGTGTACTTCAAATTTATCTATATTATAAAATCTCGAAGTACTAATAAAATTAATTTTTTCAACACCTAAATTTAATATATATTTTTCAAGTTCTTCTACGTCATGTTCGTTATGTGCAAACACAAGACTATCTACTCTTGCTTTTCCTCCTGCATCAACAAATGCACGTAAATTTTCAATTACTTTATCAAACTTTGTATTTTTACGATATAGTTCATGCTTACCCTTAAAGCCGTCTACAGCAAATATAACTTCGACATTTTGTTTTGCAAGTTTGCGCCACCATTCTGTATTACGCATACCTCCGTTAGTATGTATTGCAAGTCTAGCAGTTGGATTGCACTCTCGAACATAAGAATAAATTTCTAAACAATCTTTTGCAAATGCAGGATCACCGTAGTTGCCGCAACTGTAAAAATTATCTAGTTGTGCTAAAAAGTGTTTAGGAAACCATTCTTTAAATTGTTCAATACTAATATCGCCATTACGTATAAAAGGACGAGTTTTGCCACCATTAAAATTTCTAGCACACATTGGGCATTGTGCTTGACACTTATCTGTTAGTTCAATGTGAACTTGTTTTATCTTATATACTGGCTGCATTAAATTGTTCCTCTAGCCAGTCAAAGTCATTTATAAGTTTTAACGCAGCATCATTATTAGAATTTACTGTACCGTATTCTTTTCCAGCTAGTGCTCCGCTAATTGCCCATTTACCATTTTTACGTTCTTCGCCTACACTACACCAAATTTTTAATCTAGATTCTGTTTCTTCGCTTACTTGTCCTTCAATTACTTTTGACGACAATTTAACACATTCTCTAAATGCACTACGCCAAGAACTATAAGGGTCTGTATTAAAGGAGGTATAATTTGATATTTGTTCAACTACTTTAAACTTATCGCTTATACTAGTTGTCATATCAGTTTTACTAGTATCCATATTAATTGTTAATTTACGAGGTAATAACTTTACTCCGCCATAGCCGTAAATTAAATCGTTAACAGGATTTTGACTGCGCCATACGTGTACAGTATCTAAATCCCAGTCTGGAACTACATAATCAAAATTAAAGTTGTCTACAATGAGAGCATCAGCGTCTACTATCCAAACCATTTTTGTTAGGCATTTTTTAGCAGCAGCAATATGGGCTTGGTGTATTCCTTTTACTCCGTTAATACGTTTAGCAACAGGAAACCGTTTTTTTAGTTTTTCGTAATTTGTGTCTGCATAACGTTCATTATAACTTATAAAGACTATATCGTACATGTTTATTTTTTTCTAGTGTTGCCATAATGAACAACTTCTATACCTTCTAGTTTTGGCATAGTCCTCCAAGGATCAACAATTACACTACCTGTTGTAGGAGTGAAGTACATTTCATCATCAGTAACACTAACTCCTGTGCCTGAATAAGTTACTTTAGCATTATGTGCCATTAATACTACAGCAGGTTCATCATCAACAGTTGTATCTCCTGTAAGAGGATCTGCATATGTTAATTTTACGCCTGCGGCTTCTACAAAGTGTCCGACTAATTCACTATAACTTCCTATAGTGTACGGTACGTAAGGCTTATATGCTCTGCCATGAATTACTACAGGCAGATTCTTTTCTTGTGCGATAGATATTAATTTTTCAGCCATGTTTTTTGCTTGCATATCTCTACTATGCATAATAGCATGGAATAAATCATAACCTAAATCTAGTTTTTCTGCTAGATATCTTAGTGCAATGTTGTCTCTAGGATGACATGCACCTGCATCACCTAAACCAGCAGTTAAATAACGAGGACCTGTAATACGTTGTGTTGCTTTTTTAAGTGCATCTGTAACTACATCAACGTTTATATTACCATTACGTTCAGCAACGTCTTGAATCATATTAACTAAACCAATTTTAGCACTAATAAATGTATTATAAAAAACTTTAATTGCTTCTGCTTCGTCCCATGTTCCAATATTTACAATTGGATTGTTTTCCATTAGCGGCTGATAAAAATCTGTAAGTATTTTTGCATCGCCTGTTTCTGAACCATCATCCGTTCCAATAATTAAACATTCAGGATTTACCATATCCCATTTGACTGATCCCATAGCAATTAAATAAGGATTATAGATAAATCTTGCATTTGTAATACAAGGACGTAAATGTTCTCTAACTGTGCCTGGTAAAACTGTACTAATAAGAACAACCAATTGCTGTTGTGTTACATATTTGTTAATTTCAGTTAGAACATCTTGGACAATACTGTAATCAAAATCTTTTGTAGGTAAGTTAGCAATAGGTTTACTTCCACCGTATTCTTCACTGTGCGGAGTTGGCACAGCTACAAAAATTAAATCTGCATTTTGAACTGCTTCTTCAACGGTATTTAATAACGGAATTTTTGCACTAGGATCCTTTACAACATCATATCCAACAACATTGTAATGATGACTCATAACCTCTGCACAAGGTAATCCTAATTTTCCGCATCCTATCATTGCTACGTTCATATTTTTTCCTCTTATATTTTTATAGTTATCTAAGTATTTTTAATTTATTTTAGATTGTGAAGAATTTGTTGTGTCCAAAGATCAATACCTTTCCTAGAAGGATGGTTATCTGTATCATATCCAAATACATCTCCTTGAAATTTGCGTTGTAATCTTAGTTTTTGTCCAGAACCTGTGATTACTGCACTATTATCTTGGCTGTACGTTGGTATTGATTTTTCGTAATCATAAGTTGCTGAAAAAATACTGCTCTTATAACTAGGATCTCTTAGTAGGTTATAAAACGACTCACACAAAACATTCAAATAAGGATATTGTTTTGTTAAACTTAAATCAATGTCGCTACATCCGCCAATTAAATTTATTTTAGTTTTATATGTTTTTCCGATTTCGTTTAAGTTATAGTAAAAAAGATCTATTAAAGTTTTATTAAATTCTTTATAATTGCCATTTTTAAATATGTGACTAAAATTAGCTGTATTATGATTTATCTTAGATATAACACTTCTCATTGGTTCTGTTTGTATTACTAATATACAAGTTTTAGGTTTTCTAAAAGATTTTACAGTGTAAGATTCTAATACACCTCTTAAGGATTCTAGTATAAATTCATTACTTACGCCACCTTGAGAAAAATTTTCAATTTCTGAAAAATATTCTAATAGTTTTTCGCTGAAATAATTGTCGCCATTGTCGATAAAAGATCCGTCAGGCGTTGTCCAAGCGCCTCTACCCCAGCTGTCTCCAAAAATTAAAGCTCTGTGATACTTTGATGCTTTCCACATTATATTAACTCATAAATTTCTGGAAATTTAACAGGACGCATATTGTCTAAGGTTTTTAAATAATCAAGTGTTTGGTCTAACTTATCACTCCAGTCTTCACTATTCATAAAATCTATTAATCCGCTCCATTGTTGTACTTCGCTGTTGTCTGGATATTTTGCCATAAAGTTTCTTAACTTTTCTTCTACTCGTTTTTTTGATTCAGCAGATAAAACCTTTGTACAAAGATATTGAGGCCAATGTAGTGTAGCAGCGTGAAATAGTCCGTTACGTCTTGTTCTTTTTCCTATTTTTTTAAAGTTTTGCGACCAAAGCCATTCAGCAAATTCTGGTAGCCAATAGATGTTAAGTGCCTGAACAGTAGTGTTAATGTCTACAATAATGTCGCCGCCAGTAGTATTATCAAATGTTTTTAAATTCTTTACTACTTCATCCCACTTTGAAGGATATCTAATATAAGAATTTAAATCTTCGTGCGCATCTAAACTTACCATAATGTGTGTTTTCTTAAAGTGAGTCCAAAGCTCTAACAATTCTTCGTCTACAACAGTGGCATTTGTATGATAACGTATTTCTACATTTTTAGCATGATCAATTTCTACAAGATATTTTATTAAGTCTTTGTGTTGTTTAATTAGTAGAGGCTCTCCTCCTGCAAAAATAAGATCTCTAATATTATGTACATCTTTATAAAAGCTATCCCAAAACGCTTGGTTTCTATACCATTCGAACTGTTCAACAACAATATTACTTTTATGTTCCCAATCCCACTTAGCTTCACTAGTTAAATTTTTTGCAAGTATTTTAGAATGATTAAGCCATTTACTGCTATCATGTGGTCTACACATTATACACTGTAAATTACAAGTATTGCCTAATCTAAAATCAACACTAACAATGCCGCTATCTATAGAACCGTCTTCATTTGTTTCTGCAACAATTTGTCTTAGTTCATTTATTTTTATAGGGCTCCATTGATTTGCCCAAACATCGTTTTCGTTCTGTCTATGACTTCTGACTCCAGCAGCTTCTTCTTTATAACAACTATTACAGTACTTGACAGGTTCATTGTTGAGCATCTTTTTGCGAACTTCTTTGTATTGCGGACTATTCCAAATTTCTTCCCAAGTCATATTATTAAGATTTAATTCGTGTATAGGAGAAGCAACACAACATAGTTGCACTGCGCCGTTTGTTTGTGTTGCACAATGTATCCACGGCATTATACAAAATTTTTCTGTGGATTTTAATCTATCAAAAAGTGGTTTTGTCATTATCTATTCCATAAGTGCATTCATTAAATCTTCTTTGAGATTTTTATATATTGTAACATCGTGTCTTTCTTTTAGCAATCTATAATTATGTTCAAATATAGGTTTCATTTCTATCATAAGTTTGTTTAATTCTTCATGAGTCCTGCTTATAAAAGTGTTTATACTAGTAATAGCCATTTTTAGTCTTGTTTTATCGTCTAGTACATCGTCGTAGGATTCGTCTATATAGTCTCCAAATGTTTTATAGCCTAACTCTTTAAGTAATTTTACTGTTCCAGGGCGAGCAATTGCAACAAAAGGTTGCATAAAAACAATAGGCTTAAACATTTTTTCACTTAAAAATAAAGTATCTTGTCCTTGAGCTTTGTTTTCAAAAAATGTTTCTGTTACAATATACAAATAACTATCATAATATTTTCTTATTTTTCCCCATTCGTTTGATGCAGGATTTTGAACTTCAGGATTTATTCCATCATTGTATGTTAACGGAATTAACGGCTTTACTTCGTTGATATATTTTTCTTTTAGATCTGGATAGTCTTGGTAAAAACAATCTTCAACCCAATCAGTATAATCTTTGCCGTATCCTGCAGACTTAGCACAGGTTAAAATTCCTTGTTTTTTTACATCAAATAAACTCGTTACTGTTGCATATCTATGTATCGAAGGTCTTCTATTTAAACATATAAATTTATGTGTTCGAGGACGCTCTACAGCATTCATAAATGTGTTATAGTGTGTATCTCCGTTATAGTTTCCGTATATTTGCCGTTCCCAAGTATTAAAAGTTACTGTTTTTACAGTAGGATGAGGATTATAATTTCCTGATAAAAAAACAACATGTTTTTCTTTTAGGTCATATTTAGATTTTAATATGTCTAAAAGACTATCCCACCAAGTCCATGTCCATCCTTCAAATGGACAAAGAAGCAATATTTTACAATTACCTTTTTTAATTTGTTCAATAATTTCAGGTTCTATCTCAACTTGATCAAATACAGTTTCTATTGACCAAAGACTAAGTGGTATTGGATAATAAAATTTTGGTGCTTTTTTTGTAAACTTATTACGCTTGGGTATTTTAGAAATAGGTTTATAAACAAGTTCAAAATCATTACCAAACACTGCATAAAGATGTGTTGTGTCTACTAAATCCACTTGAGGATTAGCTGTATGCTTCCGGTATAACTTTTTAGTAAATCCGTTAACATAAGGAAGTTTATTTTTTCGAGGTTTTATGTCTACATAAATTGGAATCATATTACAACTTTTCTATAAATCTTTGATGGTCTGTTCTAGCAGGATGTTCATATACTTCTTTAAAAAATTTACTTTGATCTTTATCAAGTGGTGCTGCTGCTATAGGTAATTTGAGTTCACTTACTAGTTGCTGTCCTAATACTACAGTTTCTTCTAATAATGTATCATTGGTGATTTTCTTTGAAACAGTATTATCCCAATAATTATTAAGATATTCAAAGTCACGAACATTAACATAATCCCAGTCTGTACACATAGTTTTATATAACCCTTCTCTAGCACCATATATAGCCCAAAGCCCGTTAGTAACATCAGAACCTACCATACTCCAAATGTACAGCCAATGTAGGCAACGCCAATGATTATTTTTAAATTCTTCTTTAGCAATTCTTACACCACGATCAGTGGCAAGTTTTACTCCTTCTCTAAATCCTGCTCTCCAAGCCTGTGCAGGTGTTTCATTATTATATACATCAGAATATGTACTGTTCATTTGTATGTAATGAGCGTCCCAACAAAAGTCTACTTGGGCATGAGCATTATTTGGATCTGCATTTTCATGAGTACGCATACGTAAAACATATTGTTTAGGCCAACATTTAAGTCCACCATTGCCATAACGCAACCCGTTGATTTCGTTTCTGCCGCACCAACTTATTACAGCATTTTCTAAATCCATGTGTTCGTTAAAATCAATTTCTTGGTTTAAAAAATCTTCCCTAATCCTATTGTCGCCGTCAACAGTAATAAACCGCTCAGTTTCTGATAATTCAGCACAAGCCTTGTGTGCAGCATCTGAACCTTTTACTCCGTGTACACGCTTTGCCCAGGGCACTTTTGAACACAAGTCTGCGTAATTTTTTTCTGCATTTGGTTCATCATAACTTAGATAAATTATGTCGTAGTCAATAGGTTTAAAAATTTTTGACATTACTCAAGTACCTCATGTGTATAATGATTAAAATACTTTGATGTATATACGCTTACTTCATCAGTTTCATAGTCTGATTCAAAATCAAAAGAAACTGTAGATTCCAATATTTCTTTTAGTTTAAAAGACAAACTTCTATACAAAACATTAGGATTGCTAGGAGAAGTTACACTAAAATAAAGCATAGAATTAGAATTAGCAAATGAAGTTTTTAAAAACTTTTTAGTTAATGGATGAAGTGCAATGTTCCACTTTTTGTTTATTTTATTTTGTGTTAGTACAATATCTACATCTATAGCCGACTGTATTCTATATAATTGTCTTTCTAATAAAACTAAACTTCCGTTTTTAAGTTCTTCAATGTTTGTAAATTTAACATTATCTTTTAAATTTTCCCCGTGTACAATATTGTTGTTAGAGGTATAATAAAATTGTGTTATTCTATCAGTTGAGTAATTTTCAAATTCAGTAGTGCTATCTTTTTCGACAAACATATAAAGACTATTATTATCTAAAAATAGTTCATAATTATCAACATTTTCAAATTCTAAGTCTTTGTTTTCGTCATCATATAACTTTACATTTTTTTCGACTAAAGTAGCATTGTTTGTTCTAAACTTACTACCTTTGCGTTGATTCTTTTTAATTTTATAAACTTTGTTGTTTATAAAAATATGCTGACCTTCGTAGTGTTCAACATCGTCGTACCAAACATCAACATTTACTCCTACATACTGCTGTTCTTTAACAATCATTTTACCAGTATTAATTTCGTGCGTAGGTGTAGGTACGTCTGGAATATATACATCTTTAATATATATTCTACTGATATTTTCTAAACTAGAAGCAGCCTTTACATCTACATTTAAAATGTAAACATTATTGTCAAACCATACAAAATTACCTTTGTTATATTTTTCTCCTTGTTTCCAAATAAAAACATCAATACCTTTATACTCTTTTATAAACTTGTATAACGGATTTATATTTGAAAACTCAATCTTAGGAAGTTCGTAACAAAAATTACCAAGAGAATTTGCTGCTAGTTCAGCATTTATTTTTTTCAAACGAGTTTGCTTTTCGACTATGTCGTAAATTACTGTATATTCGTCAATATTTGACTCACCATTTAAAATAGGTTTAGCATCATATATAGGAACAGCTAGTACATCATATTCGCTATCTTCTTTTGTGCCACTAACTTTGTGTATTTTTCCAGTTGCTTGGTCATAATACACATATGCATCATTTGATGCTGCTTTTACTTTTAAATTAGTTATTAGTTCAGCTAGATTAGACGCCATTATAACTCCTATAACTTTTTAAAACCGGTGTTTTTTCAATAAAACTATTTTCTGTATAATGAAAAATTCCTGATTGTATATAGTTGCCTATTTGTAATTCGCAGTTTTCTGTCGTATATACTGGTATCTTATCTTGCCAACTTGATTTAACTTGTTCCCATCCTTGACAATATGGTTTCATATGTACAAATGTTGGAAAACTAGTTTTAGAATTTGTGATTTCAGTTTCACAGTCTAAAATTTTAGTAACAATTGCTGCACAAACATCGATACTTACATGTTTGGGTCTAGTTTCTGGTGTAAGATTTTTTTCGTAAAATGCTTCCCAGTTTTGTATTACAAGTTCTAGCCATGTATAAAATTCTTGTGCAAAATCTGATTTTTTAAAGTAATGAAATCCTGCAAACAAATTAGGCAAATTATTATCAATAAATGTTTTTCTATAATAACTAGTGTTTGCAGTGTTTCCTCTATAGTCTAGTACTTTGTTTGTAAAAAATAGCTCATAGTTCGATAAGAAGTCCCACCATCTATCAATGTTTTGTAAAACTAGCATATCAGTATCCATTACAATAGTTTCATCATATGGACTAGCATGATAGATTTTCCAACGATTTTCTACTTTCCATTCACTTTCTTCAGCAGCGTCTCCAAAAGGGATCGGAATAATGTTATCAAAAAACTTTTGGTAATTTAAAGGAACATCGTCATCAGTAATAACTGAAATTTTAGTTTCTTTATTGTGTGTTTGTAAACTCATTGCTAACAAACATGCTTGCATTACATAATCTGTTTCGCCGTTTTGTGCTAGAACAACTATACCTTTACTCATAGAGGTACCTCATCAATAATTCTACCTAAACTAAATTTATTCATTACATGAATGTTTTGTCCTTTGGTTTTGATTGCAGTGTATTCTCCTAAATAATCTTTCTTTTCAACTAAAAACATCATTTCGTCATCTTGTAGTTTCCAAAGGATATCTTTGTCGGTTGTGTAAAGCATAGAACCCGGTAACTGAGATGCAAAACTTCCTGATTCAAAACCATTCATAATATGAATAGCAATACTAAATGCAAAGTCATTTCTAAAAAGTGAAGAATTAATTTGGTATGTTCGTTTGTAATGTGTCCATTCTTGCTCTATGTGTTGTACTAAATCAAAGAATATTTTATTAGTTGGTGTTTTTCTAAAAAACACAACAGTTGCCCAATAAAAATCTACACTAGAATCAGTAATGTATTTGAATTCATTTTCATTTCTAACTTTTGCTATATCATTAGAATTTTTATAAAGAGCAAAATCTACATCTAGATCAAATACATTTGATAACATATTGTTAGACACAACATAATCAGTGTCCATTATAATAGTTTCGTCATAAGGAGAAAGTTCGTAGACACTTGCACGATTACTATTCTTAAAACTTGCAGTTCTTTGAGACATAGCACCATCATGGAACAGCCTAGAGTTTGTTCCATCTGTCCAATCTAGTTCAATTACAGTATCAAATATACTAGAATCAAAAGAACCTTTTAAATAGTCAACGCAATCTGTTGCTACTGTAGTAGGTAAATTTAAATATTTTTTTATTCTTTTTGCTAAAAAAACAGCCTGCTTAACATAGTCAATTTGTGAATTATTTTTGGCTATTAAAAATACACCTTTAGTCTTGCTCATATCCTACTAATTTTTCCACTTTTCTATTTTTCTTAAGATTACTATATTCTGAATAATAATCGTTAGATGCACTAGAATACTTTTCAACAATTTCTTCTAAAAAATCTTCTAAGTTATCAATAGAAGCAGGCAAGCCGTTGTCGTCAATTAATACCGTTGTATCTTGTCCTAGATTCAACATTGTACTACAAAAGGTTATAAGTTCTCTAGTTATGGTAAATTGACAGCCGCTAAAAAAATGTATCAAATCGTCATTGTATTTTTCTTTGAGGAGACGCTTTTGATTGTTGAGTGTAGTCATATAGTTGGAAAAGTCAAGTGCTTTTTCTAAACGTTCATCCATAGATTTCTCCTGTGTGTATTATATATTGTGTGGAGCAGATTTTTAAAGTCAATCTGACTTTGCCATTTATATTATAATAACACAGGATTTAAGAAATGTCAAGGATTAAGAAGCCCAATAAATTAAGGTACTTGCACTTACTGAATTTCCATCGTTGTGTGTATAAGTAACTGTTAAATTTTCGTAAAAGCCTTGAGATTTTGTACCGGCTCTCCAAGTTCCAGTTACAGTGCCGTCAGTAACTTGAGATCCATTAACGCTAGTAAGTGTAGTATTTGCGCCGCTTTCGCTCCACGTTCCTACTCCATTAGATAATGCACTACCACCTGTGTCGTAGGCTGTGAGAGTAATACTAAAGCTACTTCCGCTAGTTACTATAATATAACCAGAAGCAGGCAAGCCGCCGATACTACCAATTGTTGGTCCTGTTGCTGCATCAATTGTTGCATTATCTGTATCTAATGTGTCAGTACCGTGTGCTAGTACTGCTGTAAGTGAACTGCCTGGGTAACCTGCTGTATCAAATACTAATTGACCTGATGTACCATTACCCGATACAACCAATGTATTAAGATCACGATACATATATGCTGTTACTGTAGTAGTTGTATTTGATGTTGACCAAATTGCAACTGCTGAATCACCTTCTTGATAAGAACTAGCATCAAAGTATATCTGTCCGCTGACTGTAGGCGGTGGTGTTGCTGTAACTAGAACACTATCAGTTGCTAAAGTTCCGCTATCATCTATTAATGAAAAACTCCAAGTACCTGCAGAACTAAGTGTTTGTGATAAACTTGACGGATTTAGCGTTGGGCTGAAGCTACCTTGAGATACTCCGTCTTTGAAATATTCAATATAAACATTGTTAGCATTTGAATAACTCCATGCTACTGTAAACGTGGTAGAATTCGCAACACCAGAACTTGGCGAAACTTGAATCGATCCGCTTGGTGGAGGATATCTCACTTGTAGTGTGTTTGATGTTGTAGAGCCGCCAATTGAACTAGTTCCTGATAAAGTTATATAATAGTCAATCTCACCGGTATGGACTTGATTAGATACGGTATAGTTTCCGCTCGAGTCAGCATTAAAAGTTACGCTAGTACCTGAAGTACTCCATGGCTGTCCACCTGGATACAATGTGCCATATACAGTAAGGATGTATGTTCCGTTTGGTTCAGCGTTTGTTAATGATACTGTATATGGCTCGTTAACTTCTACAGAGCTAGGACTTATAGTTAGACTAGGAGCATATGTAACTGTTGTAGAAGCCGAATCACTGCCTGCACTGTCAGATATAGATGCTGACCATGTACCGACAACATTCAACGGTCCAACAACCGAACCGGTGGCGTCTGTAGATTGTGCATGGAGGATGCCGTTTGGTTTATATAATGATGCAACAGTACCAGTACCATAAGAATTCCATGTAAGTGTAAAGTTATCTGAATTAATTGCGCCGCTGCTTGGTGATAAACTAATAGTCGGCGGGTCTGCTGCAGGTGGATTAATTGTTTGTACAACTGTTATTGAACTAGGAGATCCAACTCCAAACGTAAATACATATGTAAACGTTCCCCAGTCAGTGTGTACTCCAGATCCAGAAGCTTCTCCATTTGAGTCTAAAATAACGTTATTGTTTCCAGTGAATGGGCCTCTATCGTAAGTCCAACTTATATTTACAGTATCTCCTGGAGTTCCCGAAACTGCTATAGTATATGTATCAGACTGCCCTGTTCCTGCTGCACCTGTGAATCCAATAGGATTTGGTGTGATTGAAGCTGAGTTTGGTCTATATCCGATAGTTGTTTCAACAGTATTTGCTGCTACAGTTCCGCCTGCGCCAGTAGCAGTACCGGATATTGCTACCGTACCTACAGAATTTTGCGCAGGAATTGTTTGGGTTCCTGACGTAGCTGTTCCTGGAGAGGTTATTGAATTTCCGAGTACACCAACTATTACTCTAGTTGTAGATGTTGCATTTGTTGCCGACCAACTAAAATCAAATGGGTCACCTATATATGCCGATGACGGTGCTGTAATAGTCATAGTCGGTGATGGTGCTGCTGAGCCAACATTAACAGTTTGTGAAGTTGTTACACTTCCTGCTCCGTTAGTTGCAGTAAGCGTATATGTAGTATTTGTTGTAGGAGATATTGTTGTAGCACCACTTGAAGCATTAACTGATCCAATTCCTTGGTCAATAGTAACAGTATCAGCATATTGTACAACCCAGCTTAGTGTTGTACTATCTCCTGATGTGATAGAACTTGATCCTGCTGTAAAATATACTATTGAGGGAATATCAATAACAGTAGCACTATCGTTTATATTAACTCCGTCATAACTAGCTGCTCCTGCAATGGAGCCTCTGCCTGAGACTGTAATCGATACACTATTAGATCCTGTTTTAGAACCAGATGTATTGTTGATAGGACTACCTACTAAAGAATATCCGACTGATGCATTTGTATCGTTTGGATCAAGTGTCCAATTAAATGTTGCTGTGTCACCTGAATTATATTGTGCTTGATCCCAACTAGCGGCAGTTAATACAGAAGCCTGAGATGTTACTACTATTGTGTCTTCTACGTATGTTGCACCTTTTACTGACGTTAGTCCATTAGGATATCCATTTGGTGAAATTCTAACAGTCCATGTGCCTGTGAGTGCCGGAGTTGACGTAGCCGATCCTATTAAATCAGTACCATTTGGTACTCCGTACGTAATGCCATTAGAACCAATTATACTAACTATTGAACTAGTATATCCTCCAGCATTCCACGAATAGGTAACACTATTGTTAACTTCTACTGTACTTGCAGCATATGATATTGACGGTGCTTGAACTCCTTCAAAAGTAGTCGAATACGATCCGTTGCCCCAAGAGTTAGACGTTGTAATATTTGCTGTGTATGTTCCTGTTCCTGTTGGTGTAATTGTTTCGTTGCCGGATGTAAGGTTACTACTAAAAATAGTAGTTCCGTTATGGTTAGTTACTGTAACTGTAGTTGTTGTGCCGCCGCCGGAAGTCCAAGAAAGTAACGTTGAACTTCTTGTGTCAACACCACTATCATTAAAACTAATACTAGGCGTTGGAGGATCTTGTGTTGCTGCAACGTAGTGAGTTGCACTTACAGTGCCTGCCGCGTTTGATGCTGTTAGTGTATATGTAATGTTGTTTGAAATAGTTACATTTTCAGTACCTGTTGCGCCTGTAACTGTAACTGATGGCGATCCGTCATCTGCAGAAAGTATCAAAGTTGTTGCATTACTAACATTCCACGATAATCCTATACTACTTCCAATTGTAGCAGAGCTTGCGCCGCCAAACGAATTAATAACAGGGGGTTGTACAACACTAACTGTTGCTGTTGCTGAGTCTGTTCCGTCACTGTTTGTAGCTGTTAGAGTGTATGTTGTTGATGATGTAGGACCAACAACTGTACTTCCACTAGAAGAATTAACCGTTCCGATGCCTCTGTTGATACTTGCACTTGTTCCATTTAATATAGTCCAAGATAATGTAGAACTGCTTCCACTTGAAATGCTGCTAGGTAATGCTGTAAAACTTGTAATAGTTGGCGGAACTGGAATTGTATTACCTAAAGGAGTAAGTAATGATCCAACCGGCGGAGTTGAAATAACCACAGTGTCATAATCAGTTCCATTAATGTTAACTTGTCCATTTGGTAGTGCAACTTCTGCTATACTACTAAAGTCTCCTAGTACAGTTTCGTCAATTCCCCATGTTGTATTATTTGGTGCATCGTCTGTAAATGATGCTTTAAATTGTATTGTAGTTGCATTAACTTCTCTAGCAAATAATTCATAATCATTTCTAGTATAAACTGAGCCGCCTGTTTGACGGTATACTTTTTGATATGCAGAGCCAAGTTGATAGTTTCCTATACTATAACCTGTTCCTGCGCCTGTACTACTAGAAGTTGCATTTGCTTTAAACGAAATAGCACCCATAGCACTTAGTCTAGTTTGCCAGTCAACTGTTTTAGCTTGAGATCCTGTATATGCAACATTTGCACTACATCTAATTTGTCCGCCGGCATTAAAAAATTCTTGTCTTGCAATTGCACTTGCAAAAGTAACTTGGAAAATATGGTTAATTGTTCCATTCCAGTTACCACTTACTGTATTATATCTTGTACTAGTTATTACTGCATTTTGAGAATCTAGTAGTGCAGAAACACTTAGTTGTGTTGTTGCATCAACTAAAAATTTATCAGTATCAATGTCTGTTGCAAGAGACTCTAAACCTTGCATATAAATTTCTTCAACTTTATCAGTATCTTCAAGATTTATATCGTAGTCGCCCACAACAAAGGGATTTATAGTTACACTAGAAGCACCTAATTGGTGTGCTCTAATACGGATTAAATCAATATAAAGATTTTCGTAATCTTCTGCTGAAATTTTATCAGCATCTAAAGGATCAGTTACTGATCCTGTACCAGTAACACTTTGAGTAGTAAATGATTGTCCATAACCGTATGTAGGCGTAACAGATGTTGAACTACCAAGAATCAAATTAACTTGATCTCTAAGAGTATTATATCTATTAGCTAGAATTACAGTTGGCATCTACATCTCTCTTTTTTAATTATAGTATTTATTTAGAAAAAAATTCTAATAAATTACTATAGGATTATGCCAACTCGTGGTCGTTAAAATAAGTAGGAGCAGGAACAACTACGTCTGAGTCAGCTCTATAATGCTGAACAAAACTTTCAAGTCTTCCGTCTACATTGTTGTCAATATTATTATCAAATACAGTATCGTTAAATTCAACTCTAAAAATAATTCTATTTGCTATATCACTTCTAGCTTTAATAGTGTATAAGTTGCCTGCATATATACCACTGTATGTTCCTGCGCCAACTTTTTGGTAGATTGTTTGATAAGCACTAGTTAAACCATAATTACCAATTGCTTGTGTTACCGTATCTGCATTTGAACCAATTTTTTGATAAGTTTCGTTTGCTTTAAATTTAATAATTCCAACTTGCGAAGTTAGCTGCGTCCAATCTAACCCTTTTGGCGTTGCTGCGTTAGTTACATTTGCTGTAAATCTAATTTCTCCGCCTGTGTTAAAAAAGAATCTTCTGTGATTTTCTGACGAAAAAGTAACTGTAAATTCATGATATAATAGACCGTTCCAATTTGAAGCTCTAGCAGTAGCAATACCATATTCTAAAGATGCTTGTGTGCTATCCATTAACCTCTTATCAGCTTCTACTTGAGTCATTAAACGTTCAAAATCAGCAATACCTTTTTTATCACCGTCTGGATCTGTACTTGATACACCATCATCATTTACAAAAAAGCTAGTTTCTTCTGCAACTACGTTTAAATTTTGTATTACTTCAGCAATACCAGTATCGCCAGGTCCAACTTGGTGGACTCTTGCTTTAATAATATCAGTATAGATGTTGTTTAAATCTTCGGCAGTGATAACATTATTATTATCACCCGGCGCACTAGATACTTGATTACTTGACAGTGTTTGTCCATAACCGTTTTGTCCCGAGCCTGTTCCTAAAATTAGTTCTACTCGAGATTGTAAGTTATTAATTCGTGCTGCTGTAATATCTGCCATGACGATTCCTTATACCTTTAGCACACATTCTACTAACTTTTCACCCTCGTCATGATTGCTTTCTAGTGCAATTCCAACCATTGATCCGCCATTAATTGCAGTACTTGCACAACCATTTTCGTCTACATATACTGCATCACCTTTGCTTACTGGACCAATTACTCTAACCGGTAAGCGTCCTTTTAAACCAATGTATTGTCCTTCTGCATCACTGTTCATCATTACAGCAGGCTGAGTTGACACTACACCAATTGCTATACAACCTCTGCCAGCTGCTTCAACTTCATGATCATCATGTCTGCACACACATACTACTGTACCTGGTGCTAATTCTTCGCCTGTGCTGTATTTTTCTGCTAAGTCAGCATAACGTGCTGTTGTTGCTGTACCGTCAAATAAATTTGCTGCAATAGTTCCTGTCGCATCTCTAACTGCAACTGTATCTGGATTTGCACTTGTACTTGCACTACGGAAATTTGTTCCTACTCTAAGTGTATTTGCCTTAGTAGCTTCACCAACAAATGATGTAGCGTATACATTTGCCCATGTTGCAGAACCTGAACCTAAATTAAATGTTGCATCTGCTCCAGGAATAAGCGATGTAGAGTTTATTGTTGCAACGTGGGTTAATGTGCCGCCGCTGTCTGTAGTTTTAAACTTAATTACACCATTATTTGTAACGTTTTGAATTACGCCATCAAATCCATTAGTATCAATTTTTATGTGTAAATCATTACTATCTCCAACAAAGGCACCAGAGTCAGGTATTTCAATTGATTCTGTAAAGACAGTATTTTGTCCTTGTGAAATTTGTACAAAATCACTAGCAGGAATACCTCCTAATTTTGCTGCGTTAGACGCTGTACCCCAGAAATAGTGATCAGTACTTGTTACACCATTAGTTGCTGCCTTTGTATTTTTAAGGGTAATACCTTTTTTGATTCTATCAAATCCTTGAGCTCTTAAGTTAACTTCGCTTACATTTAAGTCAAATTCATTTGGGCTAGTTATAAATAGATATTCATCTTCAATAATGGCTGTAATAATGCCTCTTGGAGTACTAGTAGTATCTAAAACTTCCATACTTTGCATTTGGGTTACGCCTTCGCCTGCATTCTGCGGGCCAATTAGTATGAAGCTAGTTCCGTTGTATACATAAAGCTGATCGTTTGCACTATCCCACCAAAAATCTCCTACTGCAAGTCCGCTTGGCTCGCCTGTTGAAATTTCTGCGCCGCCTGTTGTTCGCCATTGTGCGCCGTCATAAAATTTTAATTTGCTATTTCCAGTATCAAACCAAATCTGTCCGCTGATTGGTCTTGCTGGCTGATTTGCTCCAGCAAAATTTTCTAGCAAAAACAGGAAGTTTTCATTCTGGATCTCACCGTAACCTGCATAGTTTTTACCTATAAATTTTAGGTCAGTGGTTTGATCAACAGTTCCGTCTTCGACTGTTGTTAATAATGTATTGTTATATCTGTCTATTTGATAAGCCATTCGTGTAACCCCTAAGCATTTATATTATTTATCGTTTTTATGGATATGCGGTTGTTGATACCCACTGCCAATTTGTTCCGTTACTTTCAAATGTCATTACAGATCTTACTGGCGATAGTACAACACTACCAGATGCACCAGCTGGATCAAATACTACATCTTGCGTAACAGTTTCGTTTAATGTTCCTCCTGCATCAACAGCAATATAACTTATTTGTTTTATTGATTCAATATCAACACCCGATACAGTTGCGCCTGAATATGATGTTGCATGTATTCTAGCTACCTTTCTGTTATGTGTTGTTGTTAAAGGATACAAATCATCTAAATATCCTGCTACAGCATTTTGTAATGCTGTACCAGAACCTAAACCTGTAATGTCCATAGAAAATACTATAGTTTCTGTTGCAATTTCTTCGTCTACATAGCCTTTGTTTGCAACTGTATCATCTGAATCTTCGCTAACTGATAAAATTGCTGCTTGTTTTTCACTAATTGCTTTGCCTGCACCAGTAATTTTTTGATTATCTGTTATATTAATGTCACCTAATGCAGTAATATTGATACCATTAGTACCAACAAGATTCATTGCTAACAGATTGTCAGATGCATCGCCTAGTGATATAGCTGCACCTACTTTAATAGTAGTTCCGTCAAGTCTTATATTATCAACAGATAATGCTGATAGTGTACCAAGACTTGTTAATTGTGGAGCACTTGTAACATTAACTAAACTGTTGTTTGTTAGTTTGTCTACGCCACCAATTTTATAAGTTAAATTTGTATTCAATAAGTCTATGTTTACGTTAGATGTGAAGGCATTTGTTGCAAATCTCCAAAGCAAATCTTTACTTCCACTTAGACTATTAACTCTTAATCCTGATTCGTCTGCTAATCCATCAGTTAAAGCAGTACTATCATTAAGTATACCAATCTCTATGAGTTTATCTTCTACTCTAAGTGTTTGTACATCAAGTGCTACACGGTCACCTTCAACAATTAAATCTCCGGTTACTCTCAAGTCACCTTCTACATCTAGTGTATACTCTGGTAATCTATCAGTTGTAAAAATACCAACTCTTGCTGTACTTGCATCTACATAAACAGCATCAACTGTAACAGCACCAAAAACCGACGACTTAACACGTAAACTTAAATCATGGTCTGTTAGCTGATTTTCAATGTAAAAACGTGGTCCTACAACTCTTTGAACATTGTTTTGAGATAATCCAATAGTTAAACCACCTGAGTTTTGTATAGTTAATGTTCCGGTTGTAACACCATTAGCAGTTGACGGGAGGAAACTATCAGCAGTTCTTACAACTCCTGAAGCAGTTACTAGTGCGTTTGCAGAATCAGCAGTTCCTCTATATTTAAAATTGCTTTTATCGATTATGTTATAGCCTTGATAGATAATACCGTCTGGATTAGTATCTGTAACAAGACTTAAAATTCTTTGACTGTATATCGGTGTAAATTCAATATTACTAATAACAGCAGACATTGTACCGCCTATATACAAATAAACAACTGTTCGAGAACGACTTTGTGTATCTAATATACTTCCAACTTCAAAACCACTTTTTCCTTGTGCTTCTGTATATTGAGGACCAACAAGTATTAAATCAACACCATCAAAAGCATAAAGTTGATTTGCTAAATTATCAATCCATAAGTCTCCAGCAACCATCTGCGGTCTTGTATCTGTTACGCTAGGTCCGCCACTTGCTTTCCATTGCGTTCCATCATAAACTTTTAAACGTTGCTCTGATGTATCCCACCATATTTGACCAATAATAGGATTGCTAGGAGCAGCAGTATTTGCAAAATTTTCTAAAAGTTTTACAAAGTTCTCGTTAAAGTATTCACCATATCCGCTATAGTTTCTACCAACAAGAGTAAGATTGGTGCTATTAGTGTCTAATTGCCCGTCTATAAGATCTATTAGTAAAGTTCCATCTGTCTTGTTTATTTGGTAGCTCATGTTATTGTCCTGTATAAATTATGTAATTAACGGCTAAGTATGGGTTCATTACATTTAATGCTTCGCCTATTGATGTATCAGTCTTAATACCTCCACTTGTCGCCAATCCTTGTGTTCCGCCGCCGCCTGGTTCAATAGGCAACGTAATAGCATTACTGTCTGAAGCTTCTCCAGCAGCAACTCTAATACCATAGAATTGACCATTAGTAACATCGCCTTTTAAATCGTGTTCGTGTTCTGGTAAATTGTCTAATTCAATATTTACACCTTCAGAGCCTCCAGTGCCGCCCATGGAATCTGCTGCAATATCAGTTACTCTATTTGCGGTTGGGCCTCCCATGTTATCTAAGCCCATTGCAAATCTACCACGTAAGTCAGGTAGTGTAAATCTGTTAACTCCGTTGTCAGAAACTAGTGTCGGATCTTTAAAATTATGTTGGATTGCTAACCACAACTCATTATAATCTGTTTTAAGAACTTCCGAACCATCGCACAATAACCATCCTTCTGGTGCTTCTTCGCCACCATATGGCATAATTGCTCCTGCAGGAACTAATGGTATTGATTTTAAGAAGTTACGTTTTGTAATTCTGTAAACACCTGTTGTTCCAGTTGTTCTATTTAAAAGGATTTCGTCTGCATTACCTGCATCATATGTAACATCTTTACTACTAATAAATCCATTGGAAATACTCACATTAAAAGTTTTGCTTGTTCCGCCAGTTTGTCCGTCGAATTCAAAACTATTATTTTCTACATCACCTGTAATATTAAATGTAGTTGAGCTTGCAAGTCTATCTGCTGAGCCTGCTCTCCCTGATACTGTACCGCTTACGTTACCTTGTAGGTTACCAAAAAATGTTGTAGCATAAACTTCATCATATTTGTTGTTAGTTGTACCAATATTTCTAGCTGCATTTTCGTCTGGAACTACATTTCCAGTATATAAAATTCCGCCAATATCTACATCGCCTCCGATGTAAGCGTTTAGTGAAACACCTAAGCCCCCTGTTGTTGTAATACTTCCTGTTCCTATCGATGTAGATTGTTCAGTACTAGCAACTTGAATTACTCCTGTTCCGGGTTCTCCAGTTTTTGGTGCAACTTTAATATTACCTTTAACATCTAATGATTCTTCTGGAGCACCATTGTTAATACCTACTGAACCTTCACTATTAATAGTTACTATTGTAGGAGACAAGTTACCATTACGCATTCTTACATCAATACTAGAACCATTTGTATTGTGTTGTATTACACCTGTTTCACCGTCAATACCAATAGTTAATTGTCCGCCAGTACCAATGCTAATTCCGTCATTTGATTTTACACTAAGTTGGTAGTTGGTTGTACTTGCTGCATTGCCTTGTAAAAAATTACTTGCAGATACAACTTCACCGCCTACAACTAATGCTTCAGCTTTTTCAGCAATACCATAATACTTTAATGTTTGTGTGCCAACTATTGCCTCATTAGCAATGTTCATTCCTGCACTAATACCTTGTCTAAATCCTTTGATAGATGTTTTAGGTATAAATGATTGGCTACTAATAATAATTGCAGGTTTGTCTTCAACTTTAATAGTAAGAACACTATACGTAACATCATCTGTTCCTACTATTGATTCTGCTTGTGCTCCAGTTAAAAGGCCGTCGCTGAAACTTGGGCCAACTAGCACCCAGCCTGCGCCAGTAAACAAATAAAGCTGTTGACTTTCTGTGTTTACCCAAAGATCACCGGCTGTTGAATTTGCTACAGCAGGTTGCGAAGTTGCTTTTTTAAGTCCGCCACTAGCAACCCAATTAGTACCATCATATACCTTTAATTGATCAATTCCTGCTGAAGTATCGTACCATAATTGTCCTTCTACTGGACGAGCAGGTGCTGTATTATTTGCAAAGTTTTCTAATAGATGTAACAGGTCTTCTGCAATTGCTTGTCCGTAACCAGTAGTAAATCTACCAGGAATACTTAAACTAGTTTCTTGGTTGAGAGTATTGTCTTCAACGGTAATTGTACCTTTGTTTACAGTATCGGTATAGTTTATTGTGTATGCCATTTATATACCCCTTACCCTGCTAAACTCTGAACTCTTACAGTATAGTCAATTTGTATTAAGCGGTTTAACGATTTTTGCACAGGGTGGAAAATTACATGAGTGATTAATTTACCTTCTCCGTCCTGTGAATAACTACGTAACCCTAACTCGTCAAATACATATGGACTATCAGTTGCAGATGCAGTATCAAACGCCTCTTGACCGTTTGGCTCGCCATAATCAAGCAAACAACTTACAACAATATCAGTATAATTTGTACCTGCAACGTGTCTTGTTTCTAACTTATTACGTGCAGGGTCTGTATTGTTTACGCTTCTGTCGTCTACAACTTTAGTGTAAGTTTGATTGTACAAACTTGCGTTTGTGCCAGTTGAATTTGGTGTTAGGTATGTAATAATACCAGTTGGATCGACGTTTGTACCGCCGTTACCAAAACTCATCTGGTAAATGAATCCTTGTCCTTCGTTTGCCAAACTTTCTGCAAGCGCAATACTCATATTTTCATAATGAATTGCGTTGCGTTTGTCAACGTAGACTTTTTGAGATTCAGGGTCATATATTTTTATATGTCCTTGAACTAGTACTCCGTTTGTATCTTGCATAATGTCACTCATCTATTTTTCCTATACTGTATTTATTCTGGTAGCTCAGATGTTCCTGCACGTAAGAATCTTGCAATTGAATTTTCTGTATTTCCTAGTGTAGTTCCTTGTGTTGTCCACGCTCGACCTACTTTTTTAACAACTGTAATTCTAGAATTTTCTGCAGGAGTGTTTAATAAAGTAATACTATTTGTATCTGCATCAAAACTAAAATCTGCACTAATTGTTACATCGCCTTCTGGACTATCTAACGCAAGCGTTGGATCAAAAACTTCAATTGTAGTTTTACGCTGTCTTGTGCCGCCAACAAATACTTCAATTTCATTTATAGAATTAACATCGTAATCTATTTCAAAATTGTTTGTATTTCCGTCAGCTATTGTGTTATAAGCTAAAGTTGTATCTCTGTATGGAACGGTTTTACTTATGTTTTGATCAAATACATTTGTTCCCGCTGAGTGTACTTCTTTAACTCCTGTTCCTAGTGTACCTCTACGTAATTGACGTAATGTATTATCTTCTTTTACAAAGTACTCTATACGTTCGCCATTTATAAAAATTACACCCGGTAAATTTAAATCTTTGTTAGGGGTCGATAGCGTAGATCCGTCAACAACTTCTATACGTAAATCATAATAATTTAAATCTTGTGCAAGTGTAGTTGCTGCACTATCAAGTCGTTTAAAGTGTGTTCTGTTAAGCATATCTTTAAACTGTCTAAACGCAAATTTAGGAACACTTACATTAGCAGCAAAATGTAATATATCTATTACATCGTTTGCTTGTGGTGTAACTGTTAATCTAACTTTTTGTTTATCATCTGTTATATAATAATCTACACTCGGAGTTAACAATTCTCCATTTAAAGATACCCAAACATACTGTGCATCTACAGCAGGTTTACGTAGTTTTATTTCACCTAGTGTTAATCTGTTGTATGTTACATACTCTACTTCGCCTGCATATGTAGTAGTTCTTTCAACAACATCATAATTTATTCTTTCTAATTTTAGAATGTCATGATTTGTCATTTGAATAATTTCAACAGTTTCTTGATCAGCTGGCGGTGTATCTAATATTACTGTTGATCCAATAACACGATATTCACCATCTGTTATAACATAGATATCTAATAAATCTCCAGGGGTACCAATATCATCTGGAAGTACAATACTACTGTTTGCAATATCAAATCTCCATTGTACCGGAGTTTCAATTAATTTTCCATTTAAATAAACACTAACATCAGAAACATCTAAACTTCCTTGTGGTTGTTGGAAAATTTCTAAAGCATATTCTCTTTGATTGTTTTCTGGAATTTCAAACTTTGTATTATAACCAGCGTTTAAAATTCTGTTTCCAACTTTTACAAGTATGTTATGTTGAGTTGGAGCAGCATAAAGAGGTGTTGACTGAATATCATACTCTATACTAACACCATCACCTACAAACATACTTGACGACATTTGACTATAATTTACAACATCGCTGTTTCCAAATAGCGTAAAATTAATTACACTATTAAGATTTGGTGGTGTGTCAAAACGTATAAACGCTCTTGTTGAATCATTAGTGTTATAAACTGTTACGTCTTGCTGTACTCCATTAATATTAGCATAGCCAGACATTCCTTCTACAAATTCAACATTAGTTTCAAAGTCTGTTTGTTCTCCGTCTCCAGTAAATTTACCATAATCAAGTATACTTTGAACACCTTGTGCAACTGCAACTATGTTAAGTTCCTCACCTCCAATTAAAGACGGAATAGTTATAATATTTGAACTCCAGTTAATTGTAAACTCAGAATCTGCAAGTATTACATTGTCAACTTTTACAATTACTGCTGATATATTGTTAGGAATAACTCCTAGATTATAGTTAAGTGTTCCTGGAACTGCACGATAACTTTGAGAATATATTACGCCTTGTCCGTCGCTGTCTCTTGTATAAACTTTAATATCAAGTGTATCAAGAATTTGTCCAGGTACTAATTCTTCAGGACCACCACTAGTTGTTGGCGTAACAAATCCATCGCCGTCAACAATTATATCCTCAGCATTAAGTCCTGTTGCTGTTGAATATTGTAAGTCGCCGCCTTCTAATTGCGTATCATAACTATCAGGGTCAATTTTAACACTGCCATCACTAGTAATTTTTCGAATAGCAAGTACGTCTCCGTCTAACATCAAAATATCTCTTGATGCTAGATCAATTGTATCAGTTACTCCGTCGCCTGTAATGCTATTTGTAATAGCGTGTACATTTGTCGGTGTGCCTGCATCGTAGTCAGGATCATCAATTCTTACACCATTTTTATATAAGTTGTAAACAACTCCGTCTTCTAATGGTGCAGAAAGTTGAACCGAAACTGTTGAACCATCTGCTGTAAAAATTTCATCTTCAAATGTATTAACAAAAGAATCCCAATTATCAGTATACCAAGGTTGACTATCCCATCCTGCAGAACTTGTAAAGTCAAAACTTGTTACTTCAACTCCACCATAGTCAATACCTGTCATTAGCTGCGCTAAATCTTTACCATACATTCCTGCTGTTGGTGCATATGCTAAATTAATTCTGTCTTGTGCAGTTAGCATACTTAATGGTTTATAATATTCTACACGAATACTTGCTCCAAGTGCAGGAGGTGTAGTAAATATAATTTTTCCTTGATGTCTAGTATATGTCTTACTATTGTCAATAATATTTTCGTATGAATATTTGCTTCTTAATTGTAATACATCATCAACATAAATTTTAACTTTCTTTTTATCAAGGTCCATTGGCCATTCTAAGAAGAAACGTGTTTCAGAATTTGTTCCTACAAAAGTCTCGGTTTCTGCTAACGACTCTATAGTAAATGTTTTAGAAACACGGTCAAACTTAACTTTAACTCTTGTAGATCTTACAGATCCGTTGCCTAATACCGCAGTTGCTTTAGCAGGAGTTCCGGTATCTAGTTGTGAACCTTCAATTACTACTGTTGGTGCGCTTGTATAGCCTGTTCCAGGATTGGTGATTTCAATCTTTGTAATTTTTCCGTAACCTAAGTATGCCTTAGCTGTTGCGCCTGTACCATTGCCGCCTACAAATTTAATTATAGGTTCATAAGTATATCCGCTTCCTGTATCACCTATATCAACTTTGGTTATTTGATAACCTAAATTATTCTTCCAGTTGTTTCTTGGTGGAGTTTCTAAATCAAAGTTTACATCTTGCAAACTGCCATCAACAATAATAGCTTTACTCGGTTCTATTTTTCCAGTCAAACTATTATACTTAGGCGGTAAATCAAAATCAGTTACTACACTGTTGGTTTCTTCAGTTACAGTATATTGACTTACAAATTCTCTTAATTTAGTTTTATAAGGTTTAAATTCTTCTACAAAATCTTGATAGCTTTGTAAATTATCATTATTGAATGTAAGATCTTTTTGTCCTAGATCGCCTCGATTGTGTTTTGCTTTTACAAAACTAGTTTTAAATACCCAATCTGCTGCTGGCTGTTCAGCCAATACATAACGTAGTGTAGAAGCAAAAAGTTTATTATATTCTACTTCTAAATCACCAACAAATAATTTATCACGTATAGTGTTAAGAATTATTCTTAGTTCAAATGCAGGATTGCTATCATAAAAATAATTGTCAAAACTTCTATTACTATAACCTATAGTATTTTTACTAAAATTATACAATGACTCATTAAATTCTATGGTACCATTTTGTCTACCAATAGTTTTATAATTAACAGTATAATCTTCTGTATCTTGAGTATCTATTTTTTCAAGTAATAACCAGCCGCCTGAGCCAATATTATTAATTTTAATAACATCGCCAATGCTATCAGATAGCGTAGGTAACTGATAAGAACCATCAATGTTATGTTTAATGTTTGTAAACTGATTATAACCAGTAGCGTACCAATCTTTATAATCCCAATAAAGTTCTACGTTATATCCTTGAACTGATATTCTATTCCATGATTGGCTTTCTATATTCCAGCTATGTAGTGCCCATTTATCCTGAACTTCACTATCTGCTGTTACAAGTGCAGTAAATGGTCTAACTGTTATAGTAGTGTTATTATCATATCCATAACCGTCATTAGTTATTTTAACATTTGTTATTTGTCCTAAATTATTAAGAGTAATATCAAAATCTGCATCAAACCCTTTGCCGTTTATTTTAAATGAAGGTGCTACTTTGTAACCTCTTCCAGAATTAATAATATTAATTCTTGTAATTCTTCCATTTACTATCACAGGCTCTAAAATTGCTTGTGTAATTTTACTTGTACTAATATATTGTAATTCGCTAATAGAGTCAACTGATATATCGTATTTTTTACTAATTAGCGTTGGCGCTTCGTCTTTTGCTGTTAAATCAGATATGTCATACTCATCAGTAATTAGACTATTGCCTAATACAAAATTAACTCTTTCAATTGTTTGTTTAAGAGCTTCGATTCTATTAACAAACATACTTTGTCTAGGACGACTTTGTACACCATAACGATTTTTTACTGTTATATCAGGATCTGGAACTAATCTAGAATTTTCATCAAAGCCAATTAAACTATCAAACCATTTGCGCTCAATATCAGCATCAGGTTTAGACGACTTGTCGTTTTCTGAAAGCAATTTATATTGACTATGTAGATTTTGATTTTCTTTTGGACCAGTTGAATATTTAATGTTAAGAACAACATCATCACCTTCAATAACATCGTCGCAGTTGTTTAAAACAAATTTGTTATTTGTTAGTAATGATAAAAACTTATAACCTTGTGTTCTAGGATTTGCAATAAGTGCTGCAATATCAAATATTGATAAGAATCTGTCTTCCATTACTGGAACTGTTCGTTTTGATTCTACCCAGTAGTAGTACTTGTTTTTAAAAGTTTTAGAAACATCATCATATATAATTCTTGTAGAGAATTTTTCATCTCCATACAAAGATGTACCACTTATATCTTGTGATGCACCTTCTGGAGTATCTGCAAGAGTATCCCAAGAACTTGGTAGGTAGTCACTTTCAACCCATTCATATATGTTAATAGTTGCGTTAGGTAATAATTTATTCCAGTTATTTTTTTGGAATGTAGTTGAACCTTGGTGTGCATTAGCAAATTTAGCTGTAGAAATATCCCACCAAACTTTACCAACATATTCGTCTGTCCACACTCTGTCAGGATCAACATTATTATCTGTAAGCTCTCCTGTGTTATAAAGCGCAGGATCGTATGGTGCTTTAAATGCTATTTCTTGATCAGCTACTCCTGGGATTTTTCCTTGTACAGGGTCTACATAATCAACATAAGTGATAATTTCATTCTTTCTTTTATTGTAAAGAAATGCTCCTCTAATTTTAGAAACATCTACAGGAATAACATTTTGACTTATTGCTTCCCAAGCAAATACACCATTACCTTTTCTAAAGTCTAACATAATGCCTTTGTAGTCGCCACTGTATTGTTGCGGCATTCCTACATAAACATGATTGTTATTTGAATATACATTTTCGCCAAACATACGTTGTGACAACGAATATCTAAACTGTTCAGAATATATTAGTGTATCTTCTAAATTTTCGTAAACATAAACAACACCTTTATCAAGTATAATATTATTAAATGTAGTAAACTCAGCATCAAATGTTGTAGCAGTTCTTTCTTTAGATGTAGTATCTAATGTATAAGAGTTTTCATCTACTCTATCTGTATATGTGTCGAAACGTGTTGGAATTTTTTGATCGCCATTTAAACTTGATATAACAAGATTGTCTTCACCAAAGTTTAAACTGTAACCAAACCCTTCGCTTTCTTCATTATTTGGCGGCGTTAATGTTTGTGTTTGTACAAATTTTCCGTTAACTTGACTATAGATATAAACAATACCTTGATTAATCTTTTTGTCGTCATTATACGGTGCGCCTATAGCAATTTTTCTGCCATCTGGACTTAGACTAACAACATCTGCAAATCCTTCAGTATTATTAGGAGAAGGTATAACTTGATCTACCATATACTTGTCATCTACTTCCCTGTAAACTACAATAGATTTGTGTATAGTACTGTCTGTTTCCATTTGCTTACTAGTAACAATTAAAACATTACCATCGTCACTAATATCGAACGCCTCACTAAATTGTTCAATATTTTGTATAGGATCAAATACTTCTTCATTATAAAAATGTGTTGATGTAAGATTCGGCAAGTAACCTAAGTAATCAATCTTAGTGCTTATTTCACTCCATGATGCATTTGAATTTGAAGGTACAGGTGCATTAACATCAATATTAGTATTAGCAGACCAAAGTTTGTTATCGTAAACAACTATATTACCAGATTTATAAGTATAAGAATTATCAAAATCTCCTCGATAATTTGTATCTTGGCCGTAACGCCAACTAATGTTAGTCCAATATATAGAATCTTGTATTACATTTTGTGTTTCAAGAATTGCTTTGTTTGCACGGTAGTAATTATCTTTATAAATTACAATATCGCCTATGTCATATGCTGTTAACTGGTACTCTCCTTTGAAATTATCTGACGGTTTTGTACCGTGTCTAACTATTTCAATAGTTCCTGGATATGTGCGTCTGCCTATTGAATCGTCTAATAATTCTTCTGTTGTGTCAACGCCCTTAGAGCCAATCATTAATGTATAATAATTATTATTTTGAGTAATTTTTACTAAATTACCAAACTGTCTACCAGCATGTCTATATTCTGATACAAATATATTTTGTAAACGATATTCACCTGCAACTCTTCTAAAAATAGCAACTGCGCCTTCGTTTTCTAGTCCAGTTTTTGCAACTCCGTATTTGTCTGCAGGAATATTGTAAACTTGAGTATAATCTTTGTTTAGACTGTAAGGAGGATTAGCTAGACGTTGTATTCCAGATTCAGTATTTTCGTTGAAGAACCAATATTCTTCGTCAACAACTTCTGGTTGCGTAACAATATTTAAATTGCTATCATTTGCAAATACTAATAATTTACCTACTAAATTTGTACCTAGTACAATATCATTATTAATATCTTCAACTGTACCAATTACTCTGTCAACATCGTTAACACCTCTAATGTTTGGATTAACTGTGTTGTTAGTTCCTGCTTTTCTACGGATTTCGTATCTTCCAATATTTGATAATTCATTCCAATTTCCTGACAACACTTTTACATAAACTCTAATACTATTAAAGTTTCTTCTCATAAACACAACTTCGGCACTACTTGTTGTAGTTGAAGTTAGTGCTAGTCCGCCTTGTCCGTCTCTTGGAATTTGTACATCTTCTAAAATATCACCAATTTGTGGTTCATATGGGAAGCCTTGGAAGTCAAATTCTGTAAGTTCAAAATCTATGTATCCATCCCAAATATCAGTTATTGTATGTTTTTTGTTTAAAAATTCGTATGTGAAAGCAGTATTACTTAAATCAATATTTCTATTATCTAAATCATACAATCTAAATTCGTATTCTTCTCCAACTTGTACTATGTTACTAAATTCTTTTCCTACTCGAGCAATCCATCTATTATCAAGTTGCGGAGAACTAACTCCGCTAGTTCCGTCTGCGCCAGCCGGGTCACCAGTATACGAAAGACTTGACAAGAAGCTCGCTTGGTTTTTATTAGTAATGTATGGGCCAACGGCTGCAATTGTATTTTGAATATTGTAATAATAGTTTACTGGACGTTGCGAGTCAGCAGGTCTAACATCTGCATAAACTAGACCTTTACCTGAATCATAATATCTTCCATTGTTTGAATATGTAAATCCAGTTTCAATATACCAGTAACCTGCAACAGCATCTGTTATAGAGTACGTTGATTCTTCTGTATAATCACCAATTAAATCGCCTTCGGCATTGTAAGCAGTACCAGAAATATCAAATACACCATTTGTGTTTGAAACATAAATTACTGCACTATCACGCCTTGTTCCAACATATACAATTTCCGCTGCGCCGGTGTCTGTAGTAAATGTATCGCCTACGTTAGGCAATGTAACAAATGTCTCAAGGAAAAATACATGATCTACTTTTTTAGCAATAGTATGTTCTTGATTTAACCAATTAACAGTTATTTCAGCAATTTCATTATCAAACGGATATTGAATGTCTGAAGTATTGAATGCATAACTTACTGTATTCCAATATAAGTTTACTAAATCGCCCACTGCTGTACCAAGGTACATATCTTTAGGAGCTCTTACTAGAATGTGATCAACAGTATTGTTAGGTAATCCAGGATCGCCTGCAACTAATAAATTTAAACTGGTACTATCAGCATCTTGCTGTGATGCAATATTAATATATGTATCAAATGTAGTAAACGGTTGATTGCCTATTTGTGGTAATATTTCTCTATTAGCTTTCCATAGTGTTTCTCTATAACGAACAATATCACCTTTTACATAAGTCTTATCAGATTGAAAGTCAAAAGTTTGTTCATTTGTATTTGAATCTGTTTTATAAGCCAATTTAGTTTTAATATTACTTGCATTAGGAACACCTACTACTAAGTATTCACCATCTGGAGAAACATCTATACTTCTACTAAAGTCTAAATTATCTAATGCAAAATAATCATCATTGTCAAGTTCAATTTCTTGAGACAAGTTTAAATTAGATGCTTCTCTACTTCTACGGTAGAAATAGACTTTTCCGTTTACATCATTTGGAGAAGCTACAAATACATTGTTGTTATCTTTAGTTACAGCAAGACTATCTGTAAATCCATGAGTGGTACTATCGTACTCGCTAGGATTGACTATTGTTTGCTCATTATTGTAAACAGAATTATTTTCTAATACTGCCCAAGTGCTATTATAGTCATCTATCCATATTTTTTGATCTTGGTAAAATTCTTGGTTTGTTAAAGAATTAACTCCGTTAAGAGAATCTGTTCTAACAGTCCTTAACTTAACAACTGAAAAGTTTTCTTCTTCAAAATCTAAAACATCATCAGTTAGTTCATTACCAGCAAACGGAACTTCAATTTTTATTTTATTAAGTTCTGCAGAAATAACTTTGTAAAATCCATTAAGTAAATATTCTTCTGCATGTTGTAATCCAATATAGTCTCCTTCAGTAACAATAGAAGCAGACCATCTATCTAGTGTAAGTTCTCCAATTCCGTAACCTGGATCTGCATCTTCAATCAAAGAAACTGTAAATTCAGATGCATATGCTCCTGAACGAACTACTTGCATTACTGTCCAGTCATTAGACTCTGTGTTAGTAATCCAAATATTATCTCCTAAATTTAGTCCATTTACATTAACTAAAATTAAATTTGAAATATTACCTATAGTTGTTGCAACATCACTTTCTTTAACATATCCGCCTGTTTTAATATATTCAGATTCAATATTTTTTACAGGAAGAGGTGCATGATCGTAATCTTCCGGTTTGTCATAAACTTCGTTTGGTAAAATTCTATATATCTTGTCATAGTTAGTAGCAGGTAATGTATTCAGCAATTCAAATGCTTGAGGCGATTCTTGAACTTTTTCTTCTTGAATAATGTATTCTACTTGTTTAATATCATCAACAGAACCATATCTTCCAACTTGTAATGCCCACTCTTCATAAAATTCTAAATTATCTGTAGTCTTACCTAGAGCATCAAACAATTTAGTAAAGACATTCATAGTTCCTTTTTCTGCTATAGCTCCGCGATAAAACTTAAACTGACTTACATCGTCGTTAATAATGTTTGCAAGATACTGACGCTTTTGGTAACCAATTAGATGCTGAGCCATTCTTTGTTGTTCAATATCAAAACTATCGCTATCTAAATCATAAAAGTCTGTAAACTGAGTAGTTCTGTAATCAAAGTTTGTTAACAACTGAGATTCTGGTTTCTCTGAAAGCAAGTACCAATCATTAGAATTAAAATTTTGTGATCCCGAAATATTTTTTGATGCAACATAATAATATTGTTTGTATTTTACTATGTCGCCAATTGTATAATCTTTCCATTGTGTCCAGTCAGTAAATGTTCCGTCGTCATACAAGAATCCCGGAATGTTTAATCCGCCATTCCAGTTATCTGATCTATAGCCACTAACTTTAATTCTTTCTTGTCTATAACCAGTTGATGGTCTATATATGATATCATTAAACACTGTAGTATTATCTAATAACACAACATGTTCTTTTTGAATCAAAGGTAATGATGCATGGAATAAACCCTCGTCGGTATTTGTAACTTCAACACCAAAACTGTTTTCGTTTCTAAGTAAACTATTAAATTCTGAATCTAAAAATAAACCGTCTGCTTTCAATATTGAATATCCATAAAACGGATCTTTAATATCGTCAACAACATAAAAATCTTTTTGGAATTCTAATATATTTGCAGCAGGACTTAGTGTAATAATACCTCCAGAAGCCCAACCTTGGGTTGTCCAGAACATAAATTCTTTTGCGCTTTGATTCCAATTGTTTACTTCTCCAAAGCCTTCACTCACATCGTCAAATATAAATCCAATATCTGTTAGTCTTTCGTTATACCCTAAAATAAAATCTACAACTTCTTGTACTGTTTTTAATCTAGTACCATATTCTAAAGTTTTTACAGATGTTTTATCAAAATTCTTTTTAAACTGTGCAACTCTGCCGCCTTCAATTGGCAAGGTTGGTAACTTAGAAAGATTTTCTAAAGTAAAACTTACTCCAGTTTCGAAAGATTTTGTAACTCTATAATACGAATTATTGTGTATTATAATTTCGCCTGCTGTATAAAGTGTATTAGAATCCCAAGGAACAACTGCTTCGTTTATTCCTCCTACCGTTACAGTAGAAGAAGATGAACCTTCTCTAGCTTCATAATATTCAAAATAAGGTTTTTCTAAATTGTAACCTCTAAGTACATAACCAACTTCGGCTTTTTCTACAATTAATCCACTGTATATTGCTAGTTGCGAAGGACTACTTGTGTTTAAGAAAATTTGGTAATTTTCTTGTGGTACAAAAATTCCATCTTGTGTAAGATTTTGTGTAGGTGATCTGCTATCAAGTATAAGATTGAATTTTGGTTTACTAGTAAAGCCTCCAATTTTTATACCAATTTGATTTGATATATTTTTAAGATTAGTTTCATAACTTGAATAAAGTGTTAAAATATTACTTGCTACTAGATTGTAAACATAATTTACTAAACCAGAAGTTAACACTCTTGAATCTGAGTTGTAAGTATTTGGTAATAATAAATTTTTTGTTTCGATAGGTTTATTTGTTTCTTTATAAACCCATTGATTAGCTTTGTTTTTATTAATTCTAGATATATCAAAACCTAAGCCCATTACTTTTGCAGGCTTGTTTAATAGATAAGATGTTAATAGTGCAAACGGATATTCTGAACTTCTTCTCCATGCATTTTCTGTAGGAGAATAATCTCCAAAACTAAAGTTTCTAGACGTCTGCTGGATGTTAAATCCGTTAGCATATCCTATTCTAGTAGGAGTTACTAATTTTCCATCACTACCAACAGGAATATGATTAGTTAGCCCAGGACGAGCATAATCTAAATTTATTCTAACGTTGCCGGGTTCTGCAATCTTACCGGCTTCTAAATCTTTCCACAACACCAAGTTATCACCAGTATACGGCGCAGGACCATATACTTCATCCCACCAACTTGGTTTTATTGTGATGCCTAACATTTCCCATGGGCATGTGTGCGGACGATCTGTATCAAACGCATAAACAAACAATGATCTCCAAAATCCTGGATTTTTATTTCCGTTTGGTGTTTTAGTATCGGAGTAATTAAATGTCCAAGCATTATTTCTATCGTAGAATGTATTGTTTGTATAACTTGTATTAGTTAAACTAGTAGTCAGCCATTGTTGGAAATCTCCAAGTAATGTTCTATTAATTTCATTTCTACTAAATTCAGTTTCTCTATGATCTCCTGGAATAAAATTATGAATGTCTAATCTATCTGTCGAATAATCAGCTTTAATGTTATTGAATATTCTTTTTTCTAATTCCAGTAATAGTTCGTCTCTGTAATCTTTGTATGCTTTAATAAAGCTACCGTCATGTCCTTTAACAAAAGCAACGCCTAAAGGATACTCGTTAATTTCAACATTATCATAATGTCCGTAAAAAGAACCGGTTGCAGGCATATAGAAAATTTTGTTTAAACCAACAAATGTAATTGTGTTAGCAGTATCATTTGCATCTGCATCTTTAGCAGCTTTTCTAGTTGTATATATAGGATAAAACCAGCCTCTAGTTCCTTTGTTGCTGCCTGATTCAGCTTGTCCGTAAATTTTAAATGGACCAGTTTCTGAAGGTTCATCTACTATAACTGTATCATCAATGTATAGTTCTGGTTCATATTTAGGATAAAGTCCTAACTTTGTAGGTGTTGGAGGAACAAATGATCCGTCAGTATTATCATACTCATAAATTTCTATCTTGTCATCTTCGACTTGTCCTGCATCAATACTTACATAACCTGTAGAGTCAAAATTATAATCTCTGCCATGTATTAATTGTTCTCCGTTCAAGTATACTAAAACACTTTTTACAGACAAACTAGATAGATTAAAAGGAGAACTTAAAGGATATTCTTTTGTTCTAGGATCTAAAACTGTATATTCTATAATATTAGTGTTGCTATATGATAGCATATCACTAAAGTAAAACGGCTGAGTTTTTACTTTATCTTTATTAATTTCTTCTAATAATTTATCAACATGTACTTTAGTAGTTCCGTCATACCCTAAACTTAGAGCACTTTCTAAAAATACTTTTTTAAATCTTGAATATTCATTTTTAGAATATTTTAAGGCTTTTATAATATTAGTTTCTTTATTTGTTATATGATATAAAGATAAATTTATCGGTCCGCTGTGTTTTACAAAACGCTTACCAAATCTATCTAAGTTTCCTAAATCACGCAAATTACTTGAGCCTAAAAACACACCTTTAAAGTTTGGTAATTCTTCAAGCATAGTGTCAACATGATCAACTACTTCACCTAAGGTAAACTCACTTACATCCTCGTTTAGTGGATTGCGTTCTAGGTTATGTGGGAACTCATAATGTCCATTACTATTTTTAGATGTTTTAGATCTTGTTTTTATTTTAACAATATCTCCAGAATTTAAATTATCATAAAATCTAACATATGCAATTTTGTTTATTCTGTCAAGTTCATAATCTGTTAATTTAATTTGTATTTTATTATTAACATAAACTACAACATATAAATCATTTAAATCTCCAGAATTATTATAAACATCTATTGCAAAATTATTATTTTTTATGTCTGTTACATCGTATTGTCTAACAACATATTGTTTACTTTCTGTAGGAATGTTACTGAAAGCATTTACATAAGTAAAGTCCGAAAGTGTTTTGTATTTTTTTAGGTAGCCAGAACTAATATCTTGAGATATAATTTCTGTTCCTTCTTGATATTCAAATGTATCGTTTAATAAATCAAAGTTAAAAAGTATATCACTCGAATTTTCAATAGTTCTGTAATTTAAAGGAAATCCTAGCTCTAAATCATTAGTACCTTCACCTAACTTATATGAAAATAATTTAGTTCCTTTAAAGGTAGTAGATTCATAATAAGTTTCGTCAGCAAAACTATTATCGTTTACATCACAAACTTCAAATAACGGAGACTGGTTTCTTTGAGTTTTTTCTTGTGCTTCTAGCCAGCTTCCGCCGTGATAGTGATAACTTTTTCCTGCATTTTTTACACCACTAGTTACTAGTATAGTTTCTAAATCTTGCGGTTCAGTATCATCAGTTTCAATTAATGCAATTTGTTTATTATTACCAATTTCAATAAATTTAACTTGATAAATTTTTCCAGATACTAAAATATCAGTATCTGCTACAAAAAGAATGCGCATGCCTTCTGCTAAATCAATACCGTCGATATTATACCCTAATGCTCCTTCAATTGTACTAAAAACATCTTTTGTAAAAGTATCAATTAAATCAACATCTTTTTTAGCAAAACTACCAAAGTTGTTTAATTTTAGTCCTGCTTCAAATTCAATAATCGGACGTTTAGCTCTTTTGCTTTCGTCAATATTTTCAGGTAAATTATTAAATTTAAAACTATCTTTTAAAACATCTTTATGGAACCATTTATTATAACGACTCCATGCGTTTCTATCTTTACTTGCTCTATTAATAATAATATAATCTGGTTCAGTTGCTGAAGCAGTAGCATCAGAAAAAGGTAATGTATCAAATTCTTCACTATCAAATGGAACATAACGTGCTTCTGTATATGCAGCAGGAATAATTAAATCTTGATCTTTGATTAATTTAATATTTTCTCCTACACCTTCAACATACCAATTATTTTGAGCATAATAAGCAGGTTCAACATCGCCTTGGAACTTAATCTTCATACCGTTGGACAATTCAACTCCGTTTGCACTTAGATATGTTTTCTTTCCTAAGATTTCGTCAGTAACATTTAAGAAAGCATTTTCTTCAATGTCATAAATTTTAATTAATCCGCTAGTGTCAATTGAATTCTTGCTAACATAGTATAATCTATTAGGTGCGTTAAATGGAATTGTAAATTCAATTGTACCTTTTTCAACATATGCAACTGCAACTTCTTCACCTTCTTCACCTAATTTGCGTATTCCGTCAGGATAAAGTGTTGAAACGTTTTCATCATCTTCAAAAGTAACACTGCCGCCGGAAGGAAGAACAATAAAGTCTCCTTGATCATATTCATTGCCATATAGATCTGCTCCAAATAGTCCGTCAGCTCTTATTCCTTCTGTTCCTGCTGTTAATATTGCACTACCTGGAGTAAAACTTCTAGTAATTGCAAATGCTATTGGATGTCCTGGAGTGTCAATATCAAAACGATAAGTTTGTCCTCTATAAAGTTTTAACGATGGATTTCTAGTCAATCCGTCATTAAAGACATATGCTTTATTATCTCCTTGATCTTCAATAGTTACAGAATACGTACTAACAACTTCTCTACTTTGTCCTCTAACAGGAATGCTAATAGGACCGTGCGGTAACCAATAATACTCACGGAAGTTTACAAACTTATCCCAATCTATACTTGGGTTCCAACTATAAGTTTCTTGATTATTTAATCTACTATGGTTTTCTATATTTGCACCAAAAACATTTAGTTGTCCAAGATAGTCATTATAGTCTTTATAAAAAGTAACATTATCATACAGATCTTTAACTACTACGCTAGGTTCTAGTTGATAATCTTCTCTTGTTTTATTAACATCAGCAACATAATTGTCAGTTGACTGATGTGCTTTTGCTGTCCTTCTACCATAATATCCATTTAATTTTTCAGCAACACCCGGTTGGATCATTTGATCCATTGTAGCTTGTAAAAACTTTTGGTTTGCCGTACTCCTAAAAAATCTAGGTAAAAAATCTGCAGAACTAATTTTATTATTTCCGCCTGGAATTGGCAAAGCCGAATCTTGTTGAGTTTTCTTAGCCATTAGTAACTATAACCTCCGCCTGTAGAGCTTGATGTAGATGATGCACTACTTGTTATTTGATTAGATGTTGTGCTTGTTGAACTTGTAATTACATTGCCGCTTGCTTGTAAATTAGTTGCTGTAATTTCGTCTATTGTTTCTATGTCAGATACTTTTGCGCCGCTGGCAAAAATTTCATCTGCTTCAGATTTTATTTCAAATAAACTACCAAAACTTTGTGTAGTTTGTCTAGGTACAATTAATATACTAACTAATTTTGGCGATAACTGACTCATAATATAAGAACTTAGCTCTTGGAAATAAAATGTTTCACCAAAATCCCAATTTTCAATATCAAAGAAACGATTTATTGATTCAATAATATCAGATTTAAGTTCATTATCATTAATTACTAAGTTAGGATTTTTTACAATTTTAAATTTAACTTGTAAATCTGCAGGTGCTTTGTCGCCAAATAAAATTTTATATTTTACTGGATGATATATAATTTCATCACTTATACTTTTAATTTCATTAATTGAACTTCCATAAGATCTAAAAAGCTCATCATTACTTGGCGGCATTGGTTTTACAGAAAGTGTTCCATCAATATATTGTTTGACTTGATCGTCATATGTTTTTGATAAAATATATGTATCAATAATATTTGATGCACTAGGATCTATTCTGTATCCACTGTCTGCAACATGAACATAATGAAGTTTTAATCCTGCTCTACCATAGTATGCTTTGTAGTTTACATCAAGTGTAGTATTGTTTAATGTTTTATTAAGTTTCTTAAAAACACCTTCGTCTATCAAGTAAAAAATTTGTCCGTTATTGTCCCATTGGGTATACGGAGCAATACTAGATTCATTTTGCACTAAAACAACTTCACTTGTTGAATTATCAAGATATTTAAAATCTTCGACGCCATCTGTAGTAGTATATTTCTTTTGGAATATAATTTTTTCTTCTGTAGAAATTGAAGTATCTTCTTCTCCAACTATTTGTTCAAAGATATCCGGATCATCAACTACCCCGTCATCATCTAAATCAATAAATTGTACTTGTATTTTACGACTATCTAAGTAACCTTCAGAATCTTTATAAGCATCAGTTATGGTCCAAGTAAAATCTTTTGTAAATGGTGTTAATTGTCCAGGTTGAGTATTGATGTTTAGCACATCAATTCTATCTCTAACAACTTGTCCAGTTGACGGATCGTAAATTTTATCAGCACTATCAAAGAAGAATCTTATTTCGTCTGCACTTTCAAAAACATATCTTAACTGTCTATATGTTATTGTGTATTTTTCACCGTCTGTTTTAAAATACAACATCCAACTAGAATCTAAGTTTTCTCCAGTTGTGTCTCCTGCTTTACCAGTTGCAAAATCGCTAATAGTATTAATATCTTCTGCTAATACTATTTTCCAAATTCTGTCTGTTATATCGTATCTTAAAGCAAAATCTTTATATTCAAATGTTTGATCAATGATTTCTGTTTTAAGATCGTCTACTAATGATTTAGAATAGTTAGGAATAACTTGTGAAATTAATGCACCGTCAGGAATAATATCATTTAATATAACCGGACCAGTTCCGTCATCTTCAACATCAACACCTGTGTTAGAAACTGCAATAACTTTTGCCCATTTATATGTAGATTGACCTTTTTTAATAGTTCCTGTTTCGTTCCATGTGCCGTTTGGCATGAAGGTTTTTGTATCCGGAGACGTAAATTTAATTAAGGATCCAGGTTCTACAAAACGGAGTGCATTAACTGTAAAGTCACCTAAAGGATATGTTTGATTTGAAGAATCTTTAAACAAGCCTGTACAAATATTTGTGCCTTTAGTTGACTGTGTCCACGTTGCATTAAGGTCACTTACTATTGTTTTAGGATATTTTGCTAAAAAGAAATTTTTAGAATTTATATTACCAATAATACGCTCAACTGTATTGTAAATAATACCTTCAATGTCAGTTTGAGTTGTAAATGTAAAAGATTGTTTTTCTACAAATTCTTCTTTGTATAATATTCCGTCATCTGCAAACAAACTTGTATTTGAATATTTTCCACTAGCATCTTTTAAATCAAAAAATCTGCTTATTCCGCTTGATATTCTATTTGAACTTTTTGTTTTAATAATATCTTGGCTTATAGCAAGAGGTCCAACATTGTAATCTTCGCCTGTAACTAGTCTATTTTGTGTATAATAAGTTGCTGGAGCATTTGCTTTTATTTCTTCATTAGATTCTGTTGCAGTTCCATTTGTTACTGTGTAATTTAATTTTAATCCAATTGTAAGTGTTTGCTTAGTACCATTTCTAGCTTGGTAAGGAATATCAATACTAACTGTATTAATTGCTCCAGGAGTTATAACACTTTTTAAACCATTACTAGTTCTATAATATACTTTAAAATCTCCTGCTGGTAAATTACCAAAAACACCATCACTAAAAACTAAATTAATTCTATCACCTATTCTTGTAGTGACTGCAAAAACATCTCTTGTTTGATTAAACAAACTATTATAGATAACATTATTTCCTTCTGTAGAAGAAACTTTTGTCCACTGTTTATTTTCTATTCCTAAACTATTAACTTCATATAACCAAACATCGGTATCATTAATATTTCTTGAATCGATTGCCACTGATTGGTTTGGTATCGGATTTGACATGTTAAACGAGCCGTTTTCAAGACGTCCTTGACGGAAGTGCATAAAAAATCCTGTATTATTAGATCCTGCGCCTTGTCCATCATCACGGAAAAGAAATGCTGGACTATTGCCAGGCAACGGTGGTTCTTCTACAATACTTCCAGAAGAAATGTCTGAACTTACAATTTCAAATCTAGTTGTAACACCTTCTATTTGTTTTGTAAACGGATATACTGCACTACCTGTGTTTAGTGCGTTTATACGATATTTTTGAGTTTGTACATCTGCAACCTGTTCTGATTTTAGTGGATTTCCAATTGAGTTTGCAAGCGGCATTGCAGAATTTAAAATTTTAACAAATTGTTCAAAATAGTTTGTATTTGCTTGGTCATTCCATTTTACAGTAATGCCAGCTAGATTTAACCCGTTACTATCTATAATACTCTCAGTTGTTGATAATGTATCAATTTTTAATAATCCGTTGGCTGCTTGATTTCTGCGTGGATTATAAGAAAGCATACGTGCAAGACGTAAAACACTTTCTCTACGTTCTGCTGTTTCAAGGAAGTTTTCACGAGCATTTAGATCTACACGGAATGATAAGTTTTGCCCAAGGAAAGCAATCATATCAATCAGTGCAAGATATTCGCTTGACTCAATGTAATCGTTAAAATCTTCTGGATAGTTTTGACGCAGATAATTAATCATTGTTCTGCGTAGGTTATCAAAATCATAGCTTTGGAAATCTGCGTTCCTAAAGCTCTGGTAAATTCTTTTCCAATCTTCGGCTACAAGTAGCCTAGACTGTCTATCGGTTGCAGCCATATTAGTATTCCTTGTTTACTATGATATTTATCTGATATTGAAAAGTGCGTGTTTAATTGTTTACGAAAGTAAACCGTTTTCTTTGTCAAATTTAAATCGTAATTGGTCTACAATTTGATATGGTAAAAATGTTATTGTACACTCTACTTGTAATCCTTGCTCATACGTGTCAACGATAATTTCTTCTGCACGTACTCTTGGATCATAGTTGATAATTGTAGTTACATCTTCAATTACAAGTTCTTGTACTTCGTTTGTAAATGGCTCATATAATATATCCCATATTATTGTGCCAAATGTAGGATCACTAAGTTTTTCAGTTTGTCTAATATGAAAGTGGTTGATTATATCTTGTTTTATTAGATCGAAATCATATAAACTAAAACTTTTAGCGTCTGAGATCGTAGAAAAACCTCTATAAGCTCTGCCTGAAGAAGCATCACGCATTGTTTGTTTAACAGTTACACGTTTATATAAATTTTTTTCTAATTCGCTCATACTATATTTACCCTATTGTACTGTACGTGGAACTTCTTCAACTGTTGAAACACTGTCTTTACCACTAATTGTTGGTGGTGTAGTTGTTTTTGACAATTCTTGTTCTAAACTTTTTAGAGCGTCAGCTTTTTCATTTTTAAATCTATTTACAACACCAGCTCTAACATTTGGTTTACTTTTTCCAAAATATCGTTGTCCATTGTTTGCACCACGTTCATCATATACTGCACGAATTAATGCATCGTCGCTTGGATTAGAACTACCAGTACGCTCTACTGCTTTCTTAAATATTTTAGATGCTCCTCCGTTGCCGTGTTGAATAGCTGTGGACCATAAAACATCTTGTACAGTTTTAGATCTAGTAGTTACATCAATACCTGTATTACGTTTAACTTTAGCTGCTGCTGGAGTAAAATAAAGTTGTACACCAAATCCGTGTTGTGCTTTATTTCCTGCTGCGGTACCCATTACACTTTTCCAAGTTTGCTTAAATGTATCAGTTCCTTGTTTAGCGGCTGCTGCGCCGCCTGCTGCTTGTAATTTACTGTGTATATCAGGATGTGCAGATTTAGCATAGTTCATAAAGTCGTCCATTGCACCTGTTTTTGCTGCAATTTGGTACGTACCGTAACTCCAACCGCCTGTAGTATCATAACCAATAGCACCTGGATTTCCTCTAGACTCGTACTTTGAACTTAGCGATCCAAGTTCATCACTAAATTTAAAATTACTATTTTTTGGAGTAACATTTGGATCTGGTACTGCGCCTGTTCCTGTTGATGTTCCTCCTCCAGAGTTTATAACACCAGAATTTATTCCGCCGCCTGATCCTCCTACAAATGCGCTAGATTTCCTTCCTCCTAGATTTTTAAAGAAAGTATCAGGTGTTAACACTCTGTCTGCACTAGTTAATGCTCCTGGAGATTCTCTATCAGTTTCACCTTTTTTAAATGCTAAAGGATCTAAGTTTTCATGATGTAACCAAGGTTCGTGCTGTGGTGCTCTTCCAAGTATAGTTTCAAACGGTTGAACTACGTTTCCTGGTTTTGTTTGAGGTAATGTAATTGTACTCAAAGGTGTAACTTCAGTTGCAGGATTTGCTAATGCTGCACCAGGTCCATTCATATGTATGTATTTTGCAGTTTCTCTATGCTCTGCTCCACTGTTAATGTGTGTATATTGTTTAGCAGTTAAAAAGTTATTTTGTCCTGTATTAACATGTAGAGATTTTGCTGTTTCAATATATTGTGATTCGTTAACTTTTGTATGTTGATTTTTTGCTACTGTAATTTTGCTATCTTTGCCAACATTTAAATTATAATTAAAAGCAGATTCAAATTGAATTCTACCAGATTCTAAACCTTCTTCGTCTGTTGCACCACCACTACTATAACGTGCTGATGCTTTCATATTAATATTACGCCCGGCTTCTACATTAAAGTCTCTATCAGCAGTAAAATTAATGTCAGCTTCAGATCTAACACTTATACTATCGTATCCATAAATGTCAATTTTTCCATCAGACGATAGTTCTACCCAAGCAGTACCTCTTGAGTTGCTAATATAAATTAAATCTTCACTATTGTGTAAAAGTATCTGATGCCCGGTTCTAGTTCTAAGCCTCATTAATTCATTTTGAGGAATAGTGTTATCGCCTGTTTCACCTTCTTTTATATTTTTATAAATTGGTGGACCGTCTTCTGCATGGGTTGATCTAACAAATCTATCATCACCGTCGTCCATTACAAAACTAGAACCACCTAAACGGTTACTTGGAACATTTATTTTTTGACCTGCTGTACCGATCGGTGCTTGCGGTGCACCAGATCTGTAATCTTTTGGACCAGGTGTACTAATACCAAATACCATACTTGGTATTTCTCTTCTAGCACTCGAAGTTGTTGTTCCTCTAGCTTCGTCTCTTAAAAGTCCTTGGACTTCTAAAACTTCTGTAAAATCTTTATTGTAAGGTTTGTTAAACAACGTAGGATCAACTAACGAACCATCTTCAACAGTTTTGTTATATTCTCCTACAGGAAGTTTATAACCTTTTAAGTTTTCCGGAGTATGGTCTGTTGTTTTTTCTGTTGATGCTCTACCATCTGGTACCATAAAATTCATATAATCTGCAGGTACGCAACCTATCCAATATCCAAAGTTTGGATTTCCTTCAGCAAAAATTACAAGTACACGAGTTCCTATATCTGGAGGTACCATCCACATTCCATATGATTTTTGTGTATGTTCAAAACCGTCATTTGCTGTAAGAGCAGTTTGCGGTGTTATTCCATAAAATGGACTTAAATATCTTACATTTAATAATTGTCCTGTACGCTCCGGAGTGCCGCCTGCGCTAGTATATTTTAACAATTCTACCGTTAAGCCGCCCATATAACGTGTGTCTAAATTATTAACAACAATTGCTTCGTAGGGTCCCGAATCTTTAATGTTAGTAAGTGCGTCTCTAGTTCTAGTATAGTTTGCCATTTTGACTCCTTACTGTGGTCCTACTCGATTTGGATCTCTTTCGCGATCTTGACGTTGTCTTAATAAACTAGGCCCTCCAGTTGTTGTACCAACAGCAATGCCGCCGTCAATTGCAGTTTTATTTGATTCTGCTACTTTTGCAGGAGGAGTAGGCTCATTGCTTCCTGCATATGTTTGCAAACTGCCGCCTGTGTCTGGTGTAAAAACTTTTTTACCTAAATTAAAATCGTATCTATCAAACCCAGGACGTATAGGTTCGTATACATATGCGTTACCTGTTGATTTAGTTGCAACTGGGTCTGTTCTAGATACAGTTTTTGGAGATACTTTGCTATCAGTTTTTGTTTTACTAATAACATCCTTGTCTGTTTTTGTAGAAGTGTTTTCTGTGTCTGTTGTACTTTCTGTTTTAGTTGTAGTTGAGTTCGATTTACTAGTTGTAGTTGTAGTTGTAACTCCGGTTGATTTGCTAACAGTTTTTCCTGTATTTGTACCTGGCTTTTCATTGCTACTTTTTGGATCAGCTTGAAAAATTGGAACTCCTTGTAGTTCATCAATTTGAACTGCTCCTGGTGGAACAAAAGGTTTGCCGCCTGCTTCAATTCTTTGTTTGTTAGTAGCTGCTAAAGATTTAAAAGTAGTTTCACCTTCTGCTTCTGATGGACTGAATACTACCCAAAAGAAATTACTATCTGCATAATTTGGAGCACCATCAACTACTCTCACTAACTGTCCTGTAGGTGCCGGTTTACCTATATTATCTTTATCAGCTTCAAATTCTCCAAATGTTTCGTAAGTAAGAATTCCGTTTTCGTCTCGCCACGGTTTACCGTCTTCAACAATTTCAGCAGACTGATCTGCGCCTCCTTGAGAGGCGCCAACTGAATCGTCTTCTATATCGTTGTCATCAAGTTTTGGATCTAAATCTTGAAATGGCATATTTTAAAATCCTTTATCCAAATAAACTGTTTATTTTTGAACTTGCAGTTTTAGTAATGCTATCTATTTGCGCGGAAGCATCTGCTACTGCTGTATTTAATTGTGTTTTTGCTCCAGCAAGATCACTTTCGAATTGTTTAACTGCACTTGCTGCTTGAGCATTAATTTTTGTAAGATCAGGCAATTTTGCTAGTCCTATATCAACTCCAGGTATAGAAAGTTTTATATCAGCTACTGCTGTATCAATAATATCTGGAATAATATTATCTACAGCAGGTAACAAATTTGTAATATCATCTTTAACTGTTTTTTCTAATGAGTTTGCATAATCTTTCCATTTAGAAGACATAGTATTCTTTGCTTGAGCTGCTGTTTGATTTGACGATCCGCTACCAACTGTTCCTTTTGAACTTTCTTGTTGTTTGTTAATTTTTGAATCTTCGTCTACCTTAATAAATGCATTTGAGTTTGTAGTTGGCGGATCATCTTGCCCTCTACGCCTGGTCATTTTTAATCTTTGAACAAACTGACCGTTTGAAAAAGAATTAGTAACTGCCCAGACACTATACAATCCACTAAAGCCTCTAACAATTGACGGCATCTCCATTGTTGCTCCTTTAACTTGATAATCAAAAGGAGTTAAAAAGTTTACAACAATTAAAACTTGCGATTGTTGATATGTCATTGTTCCGTCAGCAGTAATTGTAGGCGTTGCTCCTCTTTTTGCAGCGTAGTTTCCTGTTTCTTGTGGTAAGAAATAAGGATCGCCAATTATTTCCATTTCTGCTGTAATCATATCAATGGGTAAATTAGTAATTCTATCATGAAACTGCTCAGCAATTCTTACTCTAATGTCTGAACTTCTAGATCCCGAAGAAACAAGATTATCTGTTTTAAAATCTAGTGTTCCACCAGGTTCGCTCTTGTTAGCTAAATCATTAGTATCATCTGCTTTAGCACCTTGTGCTTGATTTTCAATTGCTGTTGCAGTTTTTTGCCCATCTAGTCCTGCTGCTTGACCACCGCTGTTCATACCAAAATTTGAAAGAGCTGTTGTTAAAAACGCTTGATTAAAATTAATATTAAAATCTAATACATCTTCATTTTTTCCAGTATAAATGTAATTGTATTCTTTTACGGCAGCGGCTTTTAATCCTTTCGTATTTCCTGCTTTTTGATTTGTACCTAGTGTTACTGCTTCATCTACTTCATACGGTACAACACTATACACATAAACTTTTGGAGGTCGTCCAGTTTGTGCTTCTGTTCCAGGATTTGGTTCTATAAAAACTTGAGTATCAATTCTAAACCATTTGTTAAGTCCGTTTTTTGGACCTTCAGTAGATTTTTCAGCAGCATATTGACTTTCTAAAATAACTTTTTCAATTATTCTAGTAATTTTTTCTTTTTGTGAAAATTGATAATCTCTAGCCTTTTCTGTTTGTTGAGTTTGTTTTGCTGTTGCATCAACTTTTCCTGTTCTTGGATCTATAACAGAAGAAGGTTCTGCTTCTGATGCATTACCGCCCGAATTCGTATCTACGTTAATTGCACTTAGTCCAATAGGATTCATTAAATTTTCATTTTCTGCAAAAGATTTTAGTACAGCATAAGTTGCAAACGTAGGCTTAACTACAACTTCTTTTACAGTTGTACCAAAGTCATAAACTTCTCCTGTTTTTCTAGCACCTTTTTGAATAATTATTTCTTTGTCTGCTTCTGTTGTAAGTGCTTCATCAGTAACTACACCCGATTCAAGTGCTTCAACTAACGCTGTTCTTGATTTAGGAAAAGCAATTACATATCTATCGTAAGGTGCCAGCGATCCACTTTCTTCTAGTTTTTCTATTTGCGAATTTACTCCTGCTGTAACCGAAGTTGCAGCAGTTTCAAGAACTTCATGAACTATAGTTCCTGTTGCTTTTATAGGTGTTTTTATTTTATTCACGTTATCCGCTAATCCTGATTCGCTCATAGGTATTGCTTTAACCTGATACTCGCTTCCGCCAGCGTTAACTTCAAATTCCATATTAATAAATTTAATTGGAATAAAAATTGGACGTTTAATAAAGTTTGCATTATATTGACCGTCTTCGTTCCATCCTTTAAAATCTATTCTTAAACAAAATGGTGCTTCAACATAATTTTTATATCCAGCAGTAGATGCTGCGCCAATTACTGCCTGTACAAAGTTTCCCATGCTGTAAGGTTCAATCACTCTAAAACTAAGTGTAGTTCCTAGTGTAACTCCTGTATTTTTATTAGGAGCAATTACTGCATCTAAGTCAAGATCTTCAATATAATATTCTGCATCGCCGCCGCCAAAGCCGGTGCTTGAAGCTCCCATTTCATCAAGTGTTCTATACCTTTTAGCATATTCTCCGCCGCCACTGCGAATTATATAATTTTTAAAACCGCCTGCGGCTCTATAAACTGCTGGATTGTTATATTCTTCAGGACTTAATACTCCAAGAGTAATAATATAGTTGTAACTGTTATGGTTTCTTAAAGGATTAGGGATTTTACTCGATGATTTTCCAGCATGTTTTACAGTTCCAAAACTTGGGTATAAAACTGCGCCTGGTTGAAGCCAATCATCAAATGCACTATCTGCTGTTCTGTCTCTGTAGAGCTGTGTTACTTGAGAAAATTCTTCATCTGCTAGACCAAATAATTCAGCCGCTCCTTTTTCAATTAAACGTAAAGGTTGATTAATTAAGCCTTGGATTTCTTCTGAGTTAGCTATTAATGCTCCAAGAGGTCCTAAACCTCTTATTTTGTTCGTAATCGAATATCTTAAAGAACCAGTAATTCCTGCTGTAATATTACCTAGTGCTCCTTGAGCTGCACTTCCTAACAATTGCGAATTAAATTTTCCTGAAGATAGTTGTTTAGAAGCATCGTTTATAAATGAATTTGTTTCAGCTGAAACTTGTTTAAAAGTAGCCGTTGCCTGTGATGCTACAGATGACACTGCTTTTTTAAAGTTAAATGGCATTTTATGTTCCTAGCTGCTCTCGTAAATACTTTTCTTGCGGCAGATATATTTTTGTACCTGCAATAAAATCAAATACAGGATCTTTAAGTATATCCATATTCCTTTGTGCAAAAACCCACCATAACTCTCTGTTTCCATACATAATATGTGCTAACAAATCTGGTCTATATGTATATTCTGGTGTTATTTCAAAAAGTATATCGTCTTTTGCAACTGGAATAGGACGAGGTTTTAGAATATCTAAATATCCTGCATTAGTAATTTGTGTATTTGCATAAGGACTTGAAATTGAAATTGACATTAGATAAATCCTTCATCACCGCCTACGTGATTTCCTTTTGCAAAATCATTAAGACTAAATCTTGATTGTGAACGTCTTGCATACTGCGGTTGTACTGTAACTGTAATTGTACTTTGTACTGGTACCATGTTAGTTTGTCCGTCTACTATACATTCTATGTAATCAACATCTGCCGGCATGTCTGTTGTAAAGTTTGTTATAATAACTGGAACATTATTAATTACATGAGGACCATAACCATTTAACCGGCAAACAGGTGGCGGATTTCCTAACGGATCACTGTAACCATAAAACATTTTAGTAGCAGTTCTTAAAAAATGAATTGCTGCTATCCAATATTGTGCATCTCTATAGTTTTCTTGGAAGAATTCGCCAGTAATTGTCATTGCATCCACAACACTGTTTTGGTAAGCATAATATGGATAATTAGTATGTGTAGGTTGTACAGAATTATAATTTGCACTATGACTAAAAAGTATTGTAGGGTTAAAAGGAAATACTAATCTATTTCCAGTGTTAAATGCTGCACTTGATCCTTCTCTTAATGGATCTAATACAGGACCATTTAACAAAATTTCAGGAATGCTAATACTGACTCTCCAATCACTTGCATCTGATACGCTAATATCTTTAGATATTATTGCTCTTGTGATTGTTCTGTCATTAATAGCAGTAGTGCTAATAAATTTTGAAGCAAGTTTTCCAAGAGGACCTAAGCCGCCAAGTTTTTGTTGCACTACATCAAGTGCAGCATTCTTTAAGGCCTTCTTTCCGTCGTTTACTATGCTTTCTACAAAACTAGAAGCGTTAAATTTAAATGGCATAAATGTTTCTCCTACACTACTATTTAGTTGACAAAATTATGTATGTATATTATAATAAATACAATTAACTGGAGCAATAGATGAGACCTAAGAACTATCTTAACAACAAAGACATTTTAAAAGAAATTCACAAATCAAAAAATACGTTTAATAGCTATGTTGAACAAGATTACGCAAATTATGATATCATACTAGATAGCGTAGAAAAAATCAATATAAGAACTATTGCAGATGCAAAAAGAAATAAAGCAAAAAAACTAAGTCAACAAGATTACGAACAAAGAAAACTTGCAGGCGAACGGGTAAAACAAGCAGACTGCGAAGTTGACTACAAAAAAATCACAAAAGAAGAACTAATCTTTCGTATTATGACGTTTGATCATATTCCAGACGAACCCGGACGCAAGAAAAATCCAAAAACAGTAGCAGATAAAAAAACTAAACTAAATTTTCCTCCTTTCCAACACTACAAGTTTAACGAAAACGACGAATTAGTTTGTGTAGGTAAAAGTCACTGGCAAGGTGGCATGGAAAATGGGTATTTTTCAAAAGATCACGGAAAGGCTACTAATAAATTAGCAATGATGTGGCTAAAATTGGTAGATCGCTATGCAACTCGTGGAAATGTGAGAGGATATACTTACAATGACGAAATGAAAGGACAAGCAATACTGCAACTTGCTCAAATTGGTTTACAGTTTGATGAATCGAAGAGCGACAACCCGTTTGCTTACTACACAGCGGCAGTTACAAACTCATTTGTACGTGTTATCAACCTTGAAAAACGCAATCAAAACATTAGAGACGACATCCTTGAAATGAATGACTTAACACCAAGTTATACAAGACAACATCAAGGGGAATGGGAAGCTGCTATTAGACGCAACGAGGAAGCCTCACAGTCACCTTATTCAAAATAACGGTTGACTAGTGTATATTTTTAGTATATACTTGTACAAGTAACTATGAGGTAACTAGACTTGTTTAAAAAAGCTGCCGTATTTACGGACATACACTTTGGCCTTAAAGGCAACAGTCGTGTACACAACGACGACTGTGAAGAATTTATAGATTGGTTTATTAATACTGCAAAAGAACACGGTTGTGAAACTGCTATCTTTTGTGGAGACTGGCATCACAACCGAAATTCGCTCAATCTTACCACAATGGACGCAACTATCCGCAGTTTAGAAAAACTAGGTAAAGCGTTTGACAAATTTTATATGTTTGTAGGCAATCACGACTTGTATTACAAAGACAAGCGAGAAGTAAGTTCTACAATATTTGGTAAACATATTCCAGGTGTAACATTTGTTGACGAAATATATGAAGAAGAAGATGTAGCACTTGTTCCGTGGCTAGTAGGCGACGAATGGAAAAAAATGGGCAGTGTTAAGTCTAAATATTTGTTTGGTCACTTTGAACTTCCTAGTTTTTACATGAATGCTATGGTACAAATGCCAGATCATGGTGATTTAAAACCTGAACACTTTAAAAATCAAGAGTATGTATTCTCAGGACATTTCCATAAACGCCAAGTACAAGGTAAAATTCATTATATTGGTAATGCGTTTCCGCACAACTATGCAGATGCTTGGGACGACGAACGTGGTATGATGATTCTTGACAAAGAAAACAATGCGGAACCAGAGTATATCAACTGGTGGAACTGTCCTAAATATCGAACAGTTAAACTTTCTGAACTTTTAGACAAGACTGACGAACTTATTAAACCAAAAATGTATCTAAGAGTTACATTAGATTTGCCTATTTCATACGAAGAAGCAAATTTTATCAAAGAAACATTTATTACACAATATGGTTGTAGAGAAATTACACTAATTCCGCAAAAACAAATTGAAGAAATTACAACAGATTTAGATATTGCACAATTTGAAAGTGTAGATCAAATTGTAGCCAGTGAAATTGCAGAATTAGACACAGAAAACTATAATAAAAAAACATTACTAGACATTTATAACGGGTTAGAACATCACACATGATAAAAATTAAAGATTTAACCGTAAAAAACTTTATGAGTGTGGGCAATCAAACCCAAGCTGTTGACTTTAACCGTGAACAGCTTACTTTAGTGCTTGGCGAAAACTTAGACCAAGGAGGTGACGATTCTGGATCACGCAACGGTACAGGCAAAACTACGATAATCAATGCATTATCCTACGCTCTGTACGGTCAAGCACTGACCAACATTAAGAGAAACAATCTTATCAACAAGACAAACTCTAAAGGAATGTTGGTCACCTTACATTTTGAAAAAGACGGACAGGATTATAGGATCGAGCGTGGAAGATCTCCTAATATACTCAAGTTTTTTATCAATGATCACGAGCAAGAACTAACAGACGAAAGCCAAGGCGATAGTCGTAAGACACAAGAAAGCATTAGTGACTTACTTGGTATGAGTCATGATATGTTTAAGCATGTTGTTGCACTTAATACATACTCAGAACCTTTTTTAAGTATGCGAGCAAACGATCAACGTGCTATTATTGAACAGTTATTAGGTATAACACTTCTAACTGAAAAAGCGGAATTACTGAAAGAACAAGTTCGTGTTACTAAAGATTCTATTACAGAAGAAACATTAAAAATAGAAGCAATAAAAACTGCAAATAGTAAAATTGAAGAAAGCATTACTAGTTTAGAAAGTAGACAACGTGCATGGCATGCTAAAAAAGAGCAAGATTGTGCTAAATTACAGCACGGTATTACAGAATTAGAACATTTAAACATTGATGAAGAACTAGAAAAACACGAAGCGTTGTCTAATTGGACTGAAATGAACAATGCTATTTTGGCTCTTAATAAAGAAAAAAGTACACTAGAAGCAGCACTATTACGTGCTACTAAATCTGTTGAAAAGGCTGAAAAAGACATCGCAAATCTCGAAGATGCTACTTGTTATACTTGTGGTCAAGCACTACATGACGATAAAAAAGCAGAAATCGAAGCACGAAAAACTAAAGAATTAAATGATGCATTAGCATATCAGACTGAAGTTGCTGGAAAATTACAAGACGTTCTTGAAGGACTTGACGGAATTGGTAACATCAACGGTAAACCTAATACATTTTATGAAACTGCTAAAGAAGCATACGATCATAGAAACAATGTAGATAATTTAAAGCAAGCATTGCTAAGTAAAGAGCAAGAAGATGATCCATACCAAGCACAAATTGACGATTTAAAAACTACAGCATTACAAGAAATTGATTGGGAGCCAGTAAACGAACTTACTAGCTTAAAAGAACATCAAGAGTTTTTGTTAAAACTGCTAACAAACAAAGATTCGTTTATTCGTAAGAAGATTATTGATCAGAATCTTGCATATTTGAACAACAGGCTCACATATTACCTTGATAAACTAGGCTTACCACACCAAGTAGTATTCCAAAACGACCTAAATGTAGAAATTACCCAACTAGGACAGGATTTAGACTTTGACAACTTGTCAAGAGGTGAACGCAACCGCTTGATACTTGGACTAAGTTTTGCATTCCGTGATGTTTGGGAAAGCCTATACCAAAATATCAACTTATTATTCATTGACGAATTGATTGATAGTGGTATGGACACTGCCGGTGTTGAAAATTCACTAGGCATTCTTAAGAAAATGGGTAGAGAACGTAATAAAAACATTTATTTGATTAGTCACAAAGATGAATTAGTAGGTAGAGTTAATCATGTTCTTAAAGTTGTTAAAGAAAATGGCTTTACAAGCTATGCAAATGATATAGATGTGGTAGATTAATGGAAAGTGACGTACACGATCAGTTAGTTCAAGCATATTTAGAATATTTTAAGGCTAACGAAAAATTTGAAAGGCAAAATAGCGTTCGTACTCATAGGTATGTACGCAAATGTTTACGAGATATTAGGCAACTAGCAAAAGATAGAGCTGACGAAATACATATTCATCATAACACAACAAGAACAACCAGAAAAGATAAAAAATAATATAGGCACCGGTAAGTAAGTTCATGCAATGGACTTATGATGGGAAACAAATTGATACTATACCAGACGAGTATGAAGGATTTGTTTATCTCATAACCAATCTAAAGACTGGACAAAAGTATATAGGCAAGAAACTAGCAAAGTTTAAAACTACAAAGCCACCTTTAAAAGGCAAAAAGAACAAACGCAGAGGCTACAAAGAATCAGACTGGCGTGACTA